ATGTGGAACGATGTCGGCTTCCTTCACGGGCGCTTGGACCATCTGGACCCCCAGGTCATGATCCTCAAGATCGGTGAGGAATATGGCGAGGCAATCGAAGCGCACTTCGGCGAACGCGGCCTGAACCCCCGCAAAGGCATATGCCACTCCCAGGAAGACGTCCTGAACGAGTTGGCGGACGTCATTCTCACCGCCGCAGTGGCGATGGTGGGTGTGGCCAACGGCGACGTGTCGGCAGCAAAGAAACTCTTCGAGAAGCGATTGCGGTATGTCACAGAGCGACCGATGAGCCCCGAACGCTGAAACATTCACCGAGCCCAGTGCTGAGCTGGACCCGGCGGACCTTGCTGCTGGGCTGAGCAAACTAGAACGCTAGCTCCTCGAACGCCTGCGCCCAACTGGTGAACCGGTAGGCACGGTCATCGATGTATACACGGGCCGGGAGCTTGCGGTTGGTGACCAGCACCAACTCGCGGCGATTCCAGAACTGATGACGCCCGTTGTCGAGGAGGGCCGGGATGCCGTGCTGGATCAGCCACGCGCCGACCAGCAAGAGGCTGGTCCGAGCGGTGAAGATGAACACCGCGTCGCGCTTCATCAGCTCATGGACGCCTTCGACGGCGCCCTCGGCAGGCGGGTCGTAGATCGTGCCGTCATCCCAACCACGGCTATACCGGTGCACGGGGCCGTCGAAGTCTAGGCCGATCGCCATGGTGATTCCTTTCTTGTCCGCACCAGCGGGACACGCTGGTGCGGACACAGCTCAGACAGATCGCACTGGTCTCCGACGCGAACGGCTAGAACGCGCGGAGGCCAGCCGCCGCCGGGCCGCGGTGAGGTTGGTCAACGCGCGAAGCCGCTCGTACTTCTCAGCGGTACCGTGCCCGTCCCAGTCGGCGCCCCCGTCAGGCACGTGCTCGAACAACTCGACGTCGTCCTCGCTCAGGTGCCAACTCAACTGGCCGAACGGGCTCTTGACGTAGACCAGCGGCCAGGCGTCATCACGGTTGATGATCACCGAATCGTACGAGGCAGCCAAGAACGCCACCAGGCGGGCCCTTTCGGTGTACACGCTGTCCAGCGCGGCCTCCAGCTCGGCGATGCGCGCGGCGTGCTTACTCGGCGGCATTGCACGCCTCCAGGAACCGCGACCGGTTGAAAAGGCTGTTGAACCGGCCGACGGCATAGGCCATCTCGCGCGCCACCTGGCGGCGGATCTGTTCGTCCTCAATGCCGGCGATCACGTCGGCGACCGCCGCGAAGTGCTTGCGGGTCACCTTGATCGCCCCCCGGAGCGGGCTCCCTGGTGCGGCCAGTACACGTGCCACCCATCGTCGCCCTCGTCCATGTAGAAGACCTGGACGCTGCGCGGAAATATCCACTCGATCTGCGCGATCAGCTTCAGGTACTCCTCAAGCTTCAGGTAGTTGAACGCGCCGCCGAACAGCGTGCATGCGGGGACCTTGGTGCCACCCCACAAGCCCCCGAGCACACCTTCGGTCAGCGAGTGCAGCCCGTACTGGTAAAGCAACTTGGCCTCGTGGAGTTCCTTGGCCCGCGCGTTCAGCACGTCGACCAGCTCGCGGTCCTCCAGGATGCTGATCGACAGCATCACGTTCGTCACCTGGCTCACTTGCCCGCTCCCGCCTGTGCAGTCAGCGGCAGCCCGTTCTGCGAGGGCAGGTAGACCACGGTGTTGTTCTTGCCGGACTTGGCGATCTCCTCCAGCGCGTTGATCATCTCCATCTGGACGTACAGCGGAGTGAGCGTGCGGGAGATCTCGTCCTGAGCGGCCCGGACGCCCTTGGCCTGCTCGAAGCGGATCTGGGCATCCTGCTTGGCGATCTGGACCTTCTGCTCCTGGGCGGCGATCCGCAGCTTGTTGACGTGCTGCTCGTTCTCGGCTTGCACCCGGGCGATCGTCGCGGCGTTGTGGGCTTCCTCGCGCGCCTGGTACCGGTTGAACGCCTTCAGCCCGGCCCAGCCGCCCGCGCCCAGGACCAGCAGACCCACCAGCGCCACCGCGGCCAACCCGGCGAGCAGGCAGCCTTCCTTGGCGTCGTCGGCGGCCGTCACCGCTGGTCCCCCATCAGCCGCTTGGCTGTGGCCAGGGCGTGCTGCACACGCGTATACAGCGGCGGGTACAGCACGTCAGACGCGCAGTGCAAGATCGCGTTGCTGTTGGCTTTGTGCCACAGGTGCCGTTCGATCAGCTCCAGCACGCTCCACAGCTTGTGGATCTCACGCCGGGTGTTCTCGTCCAGCTCGACCGGTCGGCCGGTCGCCTCGTTCTCGGTGATCATGCCCGCCAGCCTTGTAGGACGTCGGGCAGTTCCCCATGTGCGAGTTACTACCAGCTGCCAAGCCGCAGCGTTAACGTGGTGCGGTGGCCTCACCAACCGCCTTCCTCGACCTTCGCCCCGAGCAGTTCCCCATCAAGATCGAACTGATCGACTACGACACGGACGAACTCTGGCGCGAAGAGACCCTGCCAGAGCCCGGCGCGCTCAAGATCCCGCCCGCCTGGCCGCGCGTGATGCGGGCGCGAGTCACCTACGGCGACGGCGAGGTCATAGACCAGCCCCCAGCCATCAAGTGCCCCGCATGCGGCTTCTTCTCCGAGCGGATCGTCGACGTCCGCAACGGCTACTGCCGCCGGTGCCGTAAGTTCACCTGCCGCGGCTGACCAGCCCAAACCCTGTCGCTCAACCCCTAGATCTCCAGCCCGCGCATCCACTGCCTAGCAATCTGCGCACGCATCCGGTCAGTGGCGTCGGAGTCGTCCTTGACATACACCACGCCTGCGGTCTCAATGTCGTCGATCGACAACTGCCCGGGAACCGGCTGTCCGATCGGCTCGTCCGGCTCGGGTCGGGCAGGCATTCGCGAACGCGAGCAGTCCATCTTGTGTCCCTTGATGCAGTGGCACTCCGGGCACAGGTGGTCGGTCGCCTCGTGCGCAACCAGCTGGGCGATCGGCTTGCCGTGGGAGGTGACGGTGATGGGCCCGGTGTAGGGCAGCGACGACACGATCTCGCGGCCCCGCTGACGAAGGTCAGTCAGTGTGCATTCCATGCGAGCCACGGTGATCGAGTGACAGGCCCGAACTGTAGAAAGAGTTGCTCGGTGGCCGCGCAGCAGCATCCCAACCAGCCTGATGAAAAGCCACCACGCGGCCCGTCCTCCCGCACCATGCCGGGGAGAACGAGATCGAACCTACCGCTCCAGCACGCCCAACAGACGCCCGATCCACTTCGGTATCGCAGGCAGCCGGGCCTGACGGAATTCCCCCACCCACTCGATCGGGTCGCCTTCAATCCACGCCATCCACAAGCTGTTGCCCTCGGGGATGAACGCCTCCACCACCAGGCGCCTGCCCTTGCTCGTAAGCGCGGTGCCCGCCAGCAGCACGGCATCGGGATCGGACCCCTTCAGCAGGGTCTCGTCCAGCTGCTGCTCGCGAAACGGGATGCCCGAGTCGTTCACCAGCGACAGCACAGACCGCGCCGAAGCGACCAGTGGCTCCCCACAGAAAACGACCGGACGCTCGGTCGCCCAAGCCACCAGGACACGTTCGTCCACCTCGTGTCTGCCGACCGCCTCGCTGCGGACCTCGCGCATCAGGCCCGTGACCAACTCGTGCAGCAGCTCGTCATCCACTCCACCACGCTACCGCCGGCCAAGAGGGAAGTGGGGCCGCACGAGGCCAAAAGCGCCGAGCCAATACCGATCGAGCCAAAAGCAAAAAGCCCCGCCGAAGCGGGGCTCTTGCGATGAAGGGCGGGAACCGAAGCCCCCGCGACAGTTGAGGATCAGCCACGCTATCCAGTGATAGCTCGCACCTCGATGAAGCGAAGACGCCCAAAGGCGTTTGCGAGGTCTTGCTTTGTGTGCCTTGACGGCTCACTCCTCAATGAAGACGTCCCCGGCTGGCGGCCGGGTCGTTGCATCCCCGCATACGCGGGGAGCACATCGGTAAGACCGGTAAGCCTTACACAGCCTGAGGATCATCCCCGCATGCGCGGGGAACACTCAACCTCACGTCTCCGACGCTATCCCCGGGGTCTGACAGTTTCAAGCAGAACGCCGCACCGGCCACTCGTTCGGCGGGATCGGCGCCAGCTCCGAACTCTCCCGCACGGCCTCGTCCAATCCGCAGTCCGCGCAGATCCGCTCCTCACGCTCCACGCTCATCCGCGACCGGGCCGGGTGCTCCCCCAGCTCGCCTTCACACCTCGGACAGGTCACCGTGCTCCTCCACCATTCGCTCCATCTGGGCGGCTAATCCAACTGCCGTGTCGCCACCGCACACGCGTGATGCTTCCGCGTGAACCGGTGGTACCGCAACCAACCCCACGACACAGGCAACCGCCTGCTCCTGTCGGCCTGCGCCAGCGAGAACCGCCTGCTGGTCCCCCCCACACACGGCACACATCAGCCACGCTCGCCCCGCACCCAGAACGATCCCGAACGGCGTACCTGGTATCGGTTTCACCTTCATGCCCGGGACGCTACGAACCTGGCCCTCCCAGGTCCGCGAAACGAACACTTACGAACAAGACGCACCAACAGCGAACAGCCGCGATCAGTCCCACAGCTCATATACGTGGGCGCCGTCGTCGGTGACCTGATAGGTACGGCGGTAGTCGGCGACCTGAATGTCCGGCAGGTACGCGTGCGGCCGGGTTGGGTCGAGTGGCGGAAGCATCCACAAAGGAAAACGGGATACCTCGGGACGTTCGGTCGACATCGGGACGCGAAACACCGTTGGCAGCTCATGCCACTCGATCCGCTCCCCATCCTTATGGCCACCCCGCAGCTCCAGCGAGTACGGAACGTCCTTCCACTCCTCGCGGTTCAGCTCCGCAATCGGGTCGCCGGTCACCCATCCACCTCGTCGACAGGCGGGTTCTCCTCGATGTACGTAGTGATCTTCAAAGGCAGGCCGGTCTGCTCCAGCGCGACGACCAAGCGCTCACGGATCTGCGCGGCTTGTTCTTCCGTCGCGTCGGCGGCGCACCAGTCCGCCACCACCGACACCCTGCGACCTGCCACCACGTCAGCTCGCGCCTTCCGAGCGGGACCGCTTCACCACCTGATGGGTGAAGTGGCCGTACCCGACCAGGCGCAGCGCCGCATCCTCAGTGTCAATGAGGCCCATGCTTCCAAAGCCCCAAGTCTCGGTGGGCAGCCCGTGCTCGGGATGGTTGAACACCGGGAGGAACGGGCCCTGCCCGCGCACCTGGCCCAGGACGTCGCCAGCCTCGTCGACCACTTCGATCAGCTCGGCGTTCACCCGCCGGGCTCGGGCGCCTGTCGGCAACAGTCGCTCACGCACATCCGCGGGGATGGGAACCTCGTCCATCCATCCACGCTAGCGCCCGTGGGCGGACCTAGCTGGAACTCCGCGCGCCAAACCAACGGGCGTGTTACAACGCCTCCATGAGCGACGACTACCGGCTGACCCCCGAGGACGTCCGGGGGAAACAGTTCAGCACGACCCGCCTGCGGCCCGGCTACGACGAGACCGAGGTCGACGCGTTCCTCGACCTGATCGAGTCCGAGGTGAGCCTGCTTCACCGCGAACGCGACGCCGCCCACGGCTTGGTCGACGAGCTGCGCCGCGTCCTGCCCGAGAACGAGAACGTCACCGACCTGGCCACCACGGTCTCGGCGGTCTACCGGCTCATCTGGGGCGAACCCCACCCCGGCTCGGCCGGGCTGTCCTGATCACCGGTGTTGCAGCGCGGGCCTCTAGCTCACAGGTCGAACGGCTCGGACCAGTTCAGCAGGCGGTGATGCGCCGAGGCGGCGCTGGCTTCCGCCGCGCGCTCGAACAGGACCCGGTTGGCCTTTTTATCCAGCGGTAGCGGGAGATGATCTCTTCCAGCGAAAGACAGGGCGGCATGGCAGCCCACAGCGATCTCCACCTCGACTGCACCGCCGACGATCAGGTGCTCCACCAGCGCCTTGTTGACCTTGATGTTCGTGCTCTGCGAAGCGTGCGGCGTCCGGTAACCCTGGAACCGTCGCCGCAGGTCAGCGGACTCCCCGATGTATGCGTCATACCTGGAGTGGTTCAGAAACAGGAGGCGGTACACACCCGGTTGCTTGCTCCGAACTGAAGGAAAAACGAGCTTCCCCGCCCGATCCAGGCCAAGAAGGCTCTCCCACGGGTCGTCACCGATCGGACTCCACCGCCAGTTGACCGTTACCGCCTCTAGCTCGTTCACAGCGGCCAAGACTACGGCTAGGGCACCAGCTAGGCATCCGTCGAGTCACGGAGCAGGCCAGCAGTTGCCATGCAGGGGCGGCCCGCGATACCGGCAACGCCTGACAGGTCCCAGAACTTCTGGACACGCGTCTAGTTCTTGCCCGCGTACCAGGTCCAGCCCTGATCTCCCCAGTTGCCGTTCGTGTCCTGGACGCCGCCCGGGTGCTCCTGGAAGAGGCGGTCGATGTTGAGTGGGACCCGCATCCCGGCCGGACCGATGTCCCCGGCGATCTCCAGGCCCGGATACTGCTCGCGCAGCTCCTCCACCGCCTGTCGGGCCAGCTCGACCGTCGCGCAGTCCCGCTTACCCAGCAGGATCTGAGTGCCCGGAGCCTTCCCCTGATACGCAGGGTCGTCGGCGGGGGCTACGGCATACACGGTGATCACGCAGATCAGGTTAACGGTCGGTCCCGAGACGCGTAAGAAACCTCGCTGACCTGGGTACACACGGGTCGGGGGGGAATCATGGGGAACATCAGAATCGGGATCGTCATTGCCGCCTCCGCGGCCCTGGCAGCGGCCTGCGGCGGCGGCAGTTCGCAGGAGGAGGCGCTGGAACGGGCGCTGGGTACGGCGAACAAGGTCTTGAAGAACAACGGCTGCACGGTCATGGAACTCACGCGCGCCGAGGTCGACGGGGACGCCATCACCTACTTCGGCAAGCTCGACTCCCCCGCGCTCACCGAGCCGGGGAAGGCGGCGACGTTCGTGCAGTGCGCGGGCGGCCTGGACCAGGTGGTGAAGGCGAGCAAGAACACCTACAAGAGGGTGATCGTCGACTACGGCAACGGCAAGCGCGACGTGAACTGACCACGCCCCCGCATCAGGCCCATACTGCATGTATTGCATAGATTGCAGAGAGTGATGATTGTGCAGGGAGTGCAGGTCTTGCATAGAGTGCCGAATTACAACAACTGCACAGTCTGACCGGCGGCCCGGGTGGCTGGGGCGACACTGTCCCGCAGGCCAGCAGACCCCCGGCTCGTGAGTGATCTGGTCCAATTACTCTTCGTAAATGCGACTTAACGGTGGGTAGTGGTTAATTCAGCCATTCTTTAGCTGATCTTGTGCCATTTTCCGCCGGCAAATCCGAGCTGATCATGTGAATTACAATTCCGCCATTCACGGATGATCTCGGACATTGCGGAATGCAGAAAGTATCTGCTTTTACCATAATGTCCCTTATGGAAGACCAAGCGTTCGCTCGCGTGATCGCGGTCACTGTGCAGAGAGTGCTCACGCAGCTACGCGACGTCACAAAGGCCAAGACTAGGTCAAGTGACGCAGCGTGAGGAGTTGCTACGCACAGTCACACCACGCAGTGTGAGCACACGCGACGCATCGTGACCACGGGGGCGGCGGGCACGCGCGGACGTGCTGTGATGCACGCTACACGTGGCGCGGGGATGCTCCGCACGTGGCGTGGGTCACGTAGCTATGTGTAGTGGTGTGGTGACGCTCCGAAAAAACGCGGCCCTTTTTCGTGATCATGGTCGGGCGGGCGCGCGTGGGCAGCCTCCCCGGCCTGTGAGCCGCGCCACACGCAGCGCGGGCGCGCGGTCGCCGGGGCACGCGATGATCAGTGGTCGCGGCCACACTCGCCGGCAAGTGAGCACTTGCTACGGGGGCGCGCGGGCGTAAGGGCGCGCTTGCATCAGACGAAAACGGGACGCGCGGGGACGTGATCATGCCGAGCCCGCCGTTTTCGGCACCCCTGCTAGAACGCGCTGAAATGGCCACTGAGCGCCTAGACCCCCTTCGGGGTGTCGCCTATCGCGGGTGAGGGTGTTTGGCTGTTACGCGCAACATCAAAAACGCACGGAGGGCGCGCGATGCCTTATGGCGTGGGCGATTGCGGGGCGTGGGAGTTTTGGGGCGTTTTGGCGTACCGAGCATTGCGCCGCGTGTGGTAGCGCACGGACGGGCGCATTCCGCCCCGTGAGGACGGCGGTGGGAATGGGTTGGCGCATGTGGTGCGAGCACGCCGAAACGTGCGGTAAGGTGGAACTGCACCAAACGGAACGGCGCGAAAGCGGCGGGAAGGATGGGGCACCGGACCACGGGGACGGAGCACACCGGAAGGTGTGGTAAGGTGGAACTGCAAGACACCGAGGGGCGCAAGCCTCACGGAGTCAAGCATCCCCAAGCCACACGGGACGGAGCACTCCGGACAGGATGGTAAGGTGGAACTGCAAGACCAGCGGGAACGCGAGTCGAGCAATTCGGCCAGACGGGCGGGACGGAGCACTCCGAACCACTTGGTAAGGTGGAACTGCAAGACCGGCGGAACGCAGGAATTGCATAGAGGCTTAAAGCCTCCCAACGCACGGGCGACTCGTCGCACGGGCAGCGGGATGGGCGCTCGCTTCTTGACAACAGAATGTCGCCAGTGAGGCGACCCGCGCTGATAAAGCGCGGAACGCAGGGTGAGTGTGAAGTGATGCATCCGCAAAGCGCAGTTATGGGCACGGAGTCTAGATCAAGACCCTGCAACCCTCGGTTCTCGGACCCTCGGTTGCTTGTGAGATCAATGCTTGTCCATACCGCTCCCAGGAGGAGTGTGTCTGCTGTCCCCTGATCTTGAACGTGCATGGCGAAAGCGCGGCGGTTAAAAATCGCGCCGGTAGCGGGTGTGGCATCAGGTCGGGGGTGACGCGAGCCGGAGTACCGGTGCGGGATGGAACGTGTGCTGTGGAGAAATCCACGCGGGCAGCGAATGTTAGGGACTGAAACGTGGCCATAGCTATGGCCTTAGAGCGGGCGACCGCGCGTGATAACCACAAGAGCCACTGAACTGGAACAGAGAAGCGCGCGTAGCCGTGTGTGGAGTTCCGGTGATCAGCGTCGGGGAGGTTCCGACACGGAATGTGAGGGGCGCTGATCTTTGAGAAAGAGGAGGCTTCCCCGCCCGTCGCGAAAGCGGCGGGCGGGTTCTCTCTCCCTCGGTTGAACAATCCGCACGATGGCCGTGCGGGTCGCTTGATCAAGGGGGATCGCAGTGAAGGAACGTAAGAACGATGCTCCGTGGGCAACGGCTCGCACCATGGGCATCCGGCAGGGTGAACGACTCCGCACCAGCGGGAGCGGCAACGACACGCGGCACCGGGTCAAGGGTGCGCGGTCGGGCAAGGGCTACGTCACCAGTGACCGGCCAAAGGGCGCGGGTCACGTCGCGGCTGAAGTCGACATGATCGGCGCTCGCATGAACGCCAAGGATCGGCGGAAGGCTCGGCGGGCGGCGGCGGCGCAAGAGCGGGTGCGCAACGGTGGCGCTCCCCGCTGGATTCACCGCAACCACGCGCAGCTCGACCAGGGCGCGGACTTCCGACAGGTGGACTACGCCGAGATCGTCAACGAGGACCTTGAACCGGGTGAGGTGCGCAAGCTCGCCTACCCGATGGCACAGATGATCGCCAGTCACGACGACTGAGCTAGATCAAAACGAACGCGGCCCGGCGACAGGTGAAGACTGCCCTGTTGCCGGCGACTGAGGGGGATGACATGACTCGGTACGACACCTACACACGCAAGCCGAACGTGCCCGCCGCCCGTGTCCGGGTGGAGTCGATCAACTCGGGCAAGGTGCGCGTCCACTGCAAGATCGATGATCGTCCGTGGACCTCGCAGGTCATGGATCTGCCCGCCGCCCGTGCGCTGCGTACGGCGCTGGAAGTGGGTGGATACGAAGTACAGATCCAGTGGGCGAACGGGGACGACCAATGATCACCAACGAGTGGAAGATCATCATCGAGCGCAACGGCGGCGGCTGGCGTAACCGGCTGCGCTACGTCGATGAGACGTCGGCGCGCGACTACTTCGAGCGGCTGCGTGAGCAGTGGGAAGACAACGCCAAGATGTCCGGCTTCACGTGGACGCTGATCGGTCCGCGCGGGAACGTGCTGGACCGGTTCGCCAACGACTGATCAAGTCCGGCGCGAGGCCGGGCGGGCACTACCTAGGGGGATCACCATGTCCAGAACGCTCACCAAGGCGCGAAGACGCCAGGGGTTCCGCTCACAAGAACACCTGAACGCGTTCTACCGCTATTACGACCACGACGCCGAGTGCGACACGTGCGGAGCGCCCGAGGCCGACTACTGGAATGAGGCTGACGCGTCGTGGCAGCCGACGACGCGCATCTGTCCGACCGGGCGTGAGCTGCGAGCCGAGTGGGATCGTCACTCGGCGTACTACAGGGGGAACTGATCATGGACGTACAGGGACGTATGGCTGTCACCGGTCACATCGTGTGGACCCAACTGAACGAGGTGTTGACATACGCCACGCAGGAACTGGAAGGCGGCGGCGAGATCGAACAGCTGATGCTGGCGGAGATCAACAAAATCATCCCATTCGCGGCCGACCTGATCGAGAACCTTCCGATCGAAGCAGAGTCGGCAGAGGACTTCCGCGCGGAGATCGACCAGAACGGACTCAAGATCCGCAAGATCGGAGAGAACTGATGGGCTGCGAAGCAAACCTGTTCGAGTACTGCGACGACCGTGCGCAGTTCGAGGTGTACAGCCGTGAGTTCGCGTTCGGCGCGCGGATCTACTGCGAGCACCACAAGAACGAGTACGCGCGGACCGGTATGGCTCTGCGTATCGATCCGATCAGGGGCTGACGCGTGAATCAGATGCTAGAGATCGACAACCCGGACCAGACGTGGGTCTGGGTCTGGTTCGAGGGTGACCGTGAGTTCCGGGCGAACTGGGATGAGAAGCCAGGCGCGCGGCGTGGTCAGGTCCTGGTCTACGAGCGGGAGACCGACCGGTTCCGCTTGGTGATGTCGCTGGCGATGCGCAACGACAAGACGGTGGAGGCCGCGCGGGTCCGCGTGGAGAACTACAGGAGGGAGCGAGCGTGACGCTGTTCGACGTGCGTGACTGGGCGGAGATCATCGGGCGTGCGGTGCCGTCGATGCCCTTGACCGAGGCCGCGAGTCTGATCGTCAACGCCTACAGGAAGATCAAGGAGCGTCGGCCTGACTTTGACCTGGGCGAGTGGCTGCGACTGGTGGAGAAGACCAGCGGGATGCCGTGCCCGCCTCCGTTCTGAATCTGACTTGCGATGAGAAGGCCGTCCGGCGCGAACGCGGGCGGCCACTGCTGTATCTGGGGGCAAATACATGATCTTCAACACCGTCGATTCCTGGCAGACACCGATCGGCCGGGTGCACACGGTCGAGACCGGCATTGGGTACGCGGTCCAAGTGCCCGGCGAAACGACGCAGGCCGGACCCTTCCGCACCCGCCAACAAGCCAAGCGTCACGCCGAGGACGTCGTCTACGTACTGCGCGGCTGTGGCCCGCTCCCTATCCCCGAGGGGGTCGAGGTGCCTAAGGAATGGGATGTCTGATGTACGACCCGAACACCACCGATCCGACCGTCCGGCAGCTACAGGACATGCAGCAGCAGGCCGAGATGTGGCGCTACATCGACACGCAACGTCAGATGCAGGCCGAACACCAGCGCCGCGAGGAACAGCGGCGCATGGAGAACATCGCGATGTACGCCGACCCGGACCCAGTTGGCACGTGGGCGGCTGGTCTGGTTGGACGCATGATCCGTGGCCTGATCTCCCGGTTGTCCGGGCGGCAGGCCAGAGATGACGCGGCCCGGCATGAACGCGACGCGTGGCAGTCCGAATGCACGCGCGTGTTCTACGAGATCGAGGCGCTTCGGGGTCGTCGGGATCTGACCGACGACGAACGCGCACACTTCACCGAACTGATCGCCTACGCCCGCCGCCTGGGCGTGGCTGGTATCTGAAGGGACTTCACATGACTGTGCTTCTCGACCGTCCAACCAACGTCATCGAGCGCCCGGCCGCCTGGGAGCTGGCGCGCATGGTCGGTATCACCGCGCCCGACTCCCCCGACTCCCCCGGCGCCGACTGGCTGGACCACGTGTACGGCACGTGGACCGACAACCGGGACGCGATCGTGGACGACGCCTACCCGCAGGACCGGGTCTCGGAGCTGGCCGACGGGCTGGTTCCGATCGGCACGCATCGGATCTGGGAGGTGTGGACCGACCTGTGTCTATACGAGTACGACTCCGATCTGGCCGGATGCGCGGAGACTCCGCATGATGCGGCGGTCGGGACCATCTACGACGTGGCCGGCGTGCTGATCGCCGAACTGGCGCGTGAGGAGGGGTACGACCTGTGAACGCCGACATCAAGATCGAAGTCACGTGGGACGGCGAGATCTGGAACGCGCACATCAGCGGAACGGTGGACGGTCAGGAGATCGGCGCGGACCTGGACGTGACGCCGCTGAGTTCCCCCGACTTCTCGTGCGCGGATCTGATGTCCGATGTAGCTGGCGAGATCGACAACATCACCGGGTGAGCTGCGGCCCGGCGTCCGGCGCAAGGCAGGGCTGCTACTGACCTACCGAACGGAGAAACACATGTACTTGGTGCAGCTGAGCACGCTCGAACTGGTCCGGCTTGAGATCGCTCTGGACTACGAGCTGAGCACCTACCGAGCATTCGAGACCAGCGCTCACACGGCACAGGTGATCCGCGAGCTGGAGGCCATCCAAGCCAAGCTCAAGACCGCCGCGTTCACGAGTGACCGCAACCAGAAGATCATCGATCTGATGCTCGCCGCCTAGCAGTCGAGCAACTACAAGTCCGACGCCGCACGCTCCAACAGATGGGATCGGGGGTGCGGCTTTCGCGTTTCTGGGGGCGATGTGAGCAGACGGATCGACAACCACAGCAAGAGGTGCGGCAACTGCGGTGCCCGTGACGTGGACGGCGTCGTGCTGTGGCTCGACGACGGCGGTATCTGGATGGACTGCGGCGTCTGTGGCGACTGCGGCTACCTCTTCTGATCGGGGGGTTGATGAGCTACACCGACCTGCGCGACTTCGAGGCCGAAGCCGTCTTCGAGCCGGGCGACGGAATCCGAATCGAGATCGAGAAGCTCGGCGGTGGCACACCGGGCGAGGCGTACGACGGCACGTGGCGCTACATCGTCACCAACACCCACGCCCACGGGGCAGGTGAGGTCATGCGCGGCCAGGACCTGGAGACCGGGATGCCGATCACGCACGCCCAGGCGGCGGCGATCGTCGCGGGATGGCTGACCGCTGGTGAGTCCCGGTCCGACCACGAGCGAGCGTTCGGTAACGCCCACGAAGACACCCTGTCCGAATTCGCCTACGACATGTGTGAGGCAGCGTGATGACGGTCCGGTACGCGGTGACTCTCGACGAGGACTACCAGCCGTGGGGCGACGACGGGATCAAGGAGCTGGAGACGAAGAAGATCAACTCCGGTGAGTGGGAGCCCTACATCCTGTGGGCCTACATTCCCTGCGAGCACGAGCACGGTCCGGACTGCCCCCACACCGTGGACTGGGAAACGATCGGCGGCTGCGTGGACGACGCGGACCTGACCGGGGTCTACGACACGTTGGACGCCCTGCCACGCGAGTTCCTGCGCGAGTACGCCCAAGACATGACCCGCACCCTGATCGACAACAACCGGGCGGCGGCATGAGCGTGCAGACGTTGCGTGAGTACCGGGTCTGGTGCGAGACCGGCGACTACGTCGGCGGCGCGGAGGTCACCACGGGCGGGCATGAGTCGGGCCGGCATGGCTACCTGGTGTGGCCTCATCCGTTCGACTCGGCTGAGTCCGACGAACCGAGCTGGCGAGCATCCGAGGGCGACGCATTCACCGCGGCCCGGGAACTGGCCGAGGAATACCTGGGGCAGGCCGTCGCCGACGCCACCGACCGTTTCGGTGAGCCGCCGGTCGGCGTGATGTCTGAGTACGGATACCACGTCCAGGTCGTCGAGGACGGTCAGGACGTGACCGCCCACCAGTACGCGGCCTGACCGGCGTCCGGCGCGACACCGGGCTGCCACTACCCCCCCCCACTGATCAGCGACATCTCAATAGAGGAGCTTCACCATGCGCGACATCACCGAGATCATGGACGCTTTCGTTTCCAGCTACGGCGGCCCGGTCGAGTACCACGTCAGCGAGACCCGGCGTACTCACGGCGACTTCAGCAACGATGACGCCTACTTCTACAAGGTGTCGGCCACCTACGTACGGACGGGAGCCCGGTTCACCCTGCACGGCGGTGAGCTGCTGCGCGTGCTGAAGAACGCGATCCCGTTCGCGTCCACCGACGAGACCCTTCCGGGGATCAGCTCGGTGGCGTTCGAGGTGTCTGAGCCGGTTCCGGGTCGGCACGAGCTGAAGGTCCACGCGACCGACCGGTACGTGATGTCCAGGGAGACCCCGACGCTTCCTAGCCAGGATGACCTGCCCGGCCCGGTGAAGATCGGCGTGGCGCCGGGCAAGTTCATGATCTCGCTGGACGACGCCAAGAACCTGACCAAGGCGCTGCCGAAGATGACGCGCGGGATGCTGGCGGGTTTCTACTCGACGTCGGTCGAGGTCCGCGAGGAGGTCCGCGAGGTCACCTACATCCCGGTGGACCCCAACCACACGGGATGGGTGCCCGCCAGTGAGGAGGAGGTCCGCCACACCGACGTCAAGATCACCGCGATGTCTGATGGCGGGCAGCAGAACTTCACCCTGCGCGGTCTGGACATGCCTGCCCTGAAGTTCGACAAGTTCTTCGGCCGCGAGTGGGCGGGTGAGGGCAACTTCGCCTCCGGAACGGTGGACGGTATCGCGTTCAACCCCAAGTACCTGGCGCTGCTGGCCAAGGTCGTTCCGGCCGGTTACAAGGCGGGTGTGCTGCCGTCGGAGTTCGTCTTTGGCACCAGCAACGTCAAGCCGGTCATTGCGCACGTCGGGACGGAGTTCAAGGCGCTGTTCATGCCGATCCGCGTGACCGACGCGGCGGTGGAGCGCTACCGCGAACCGGTCGCCGACGAGAACGAGCCGACCACGGCCCAGGTCCAGGCGGTGCTGGAGCGTATGGAGAACCGACAGCAGTCCGATCACGACCTGGCCGCCTGACCTGATCCACGAAAGGAACCCTCATGTACTTCGTTGACGAACTGACCTGGCACGACGAGATCAACGCCGAACTACTGGACGCGGTGATGCAGCTGGAGGACGGCATCGTGATCACAGCCCACGACGAGACGCGCTACGCGGCTGCGCCAGCGGGAGAGTTCCACGCCTACCGCAAGGCGGTGGGCGACGACGACCAGGACCCGTTCCTCCTCACCACGCGCAAGGAGCTGCTGGACCTGCTGGTGACCGTCGCCAAGCCGTGGCGGACCTGAGTCCGGCGCAATCCACGGCGGCCACTGCCAGATCCACCAACGAAAGGACCATCCATGGCTCTGAAGATCACCGGTCTGACTATCGACCAGCACCGCGCTGCTACCGAGTACCTGGAAGACAAGAACCTGGAGATCACCCGGACCACGATCACGTTCAACTGGAGCGATCCGCTGGACGTCGTGGACAAGGCGCTGTCCAAGCCGATGCCCAGCCGTGGCTACCCACGCCAGCCGCTGATGTCGATCCGGCGCAAGGTCGTCAAGGCCATCGAGAAGCAGATGGAGGCGGAGTGAACGAGCACGACGAGATCGAGATCGTCTGGAAGACACCGGCGGTGGTGAGCTACCGGAAACGGTTCACCGTCGCCGAGATCATGGATCAGTTTGATCCGGCCTACACCGTTGAGGAGCTGGCCGCTGAGGCGGCCAGCCAGAACGGGCTGATCGAGGTGGCCCGGCTGTTGACGCAAGGGGCGTTGCCCGAGGCCGAACAGGCGGCCAACGAGATCGAGTTCGAGGTCACCGGCCGCCGAGTCACCCATGTAGAGCACATCACTAGCGAACAGGAGGCAGTGTGATCATCGGCGAGCTGGTGTTCGTCAGCGATCTGAAGGACGGCGACTGGTACGCCGACGAGAACACCTGCGGCCCCGGCGCGTGGCAGCAGGTCATGGACAAGCCGCGCAAGGTCGGCGACGAAATCGAGATCGCACACGCCGCCGACGACGGCGAGTCTCCCGGCATCTACGACTCATGCGCGATGGTGCGGCGCTTCCAGCGTGTAAAGGTCACCGACCTGGAACACGGCGACCGGTACACGATCGAGGACGGAGACGGCCAGCCGGTCTGGGACCGCTGGAGCATTTTCGACGCCCTGGTGCGCGTCGGCGACAAGGGAGAACTCGGGTACGTGTACGACCTACACGTGCCCGGCACTCCATACCGGGACGGCGAGGTGGCATGGGTTCTGGGCCTGCCCGACTACGTCTACCGATTCAAGGCAGAGGAGAACTGATGGACGAGATGGAAGACGCGCAGGGCTGGGTCACCATGTCGCTGATCAACGACAACAGCGTGGTGATCGCCCAGGCCGAGGGCACTTTGGAGGGCTCGGGCAAGGTCATCATCGACCTGCCAGGCGGGGGGCGCGTGGAAGTGCGCTCGGACGGAAGCGTGCGCGAGTACGGCGGGCGCGTCCGGCGCTAACCAGGGCTGGAACGGTCCACGAACACATCGGGGGATGGCATGGACGCAAGCGAGCTGGTCGGTATGGACGTCAAGGTCCACTTCAACCTGACCAAATGGTGCTGGTCGGTGACGGCCCGCAAAGGCGAGATGGCCGGGCGAGTGATCGCCAACGTGGACGACATCACGCTGATGGGCATGAGGTTCCACGTCAATCCGAACAAGAACGAGTCGCTGCGCAACGGCGGTAAGCGCACCGTGCACGCGTGGGGCATCGGACGGGTGGCGGAGGTGAACACCTCCCCCGATCTGGAGGTGCTGACCTGCGTCTCCTACAACCCGCGTGATCGCGGTGACCGTACGTTCAAGATCCGTGATGCGCGTTCGCCCGACAACGGCAAGCCGATCGAACAGGCCGATCGGATGGTGTTCGCCAAGCTCGACCCCGCCGACAAGCACGGCTACGCCTGGATCTAACGGAGGACCTGAACATGATCTACATCGTTTCTCGTGCGGCTCTGGAGCGTGTCGATCTCCGCAAGGACGATCACGACATGGTGCTGTGCTGCACGAAATGCCAGAAGTACATCAATGAAGGCGAGTTCACCGAGAATGCGCTGGTGGAGGACGGCACGGACCTGGATCAGCTGATCCGGTGGGGGTTGTTCGAGCACGACTGCGCCGGCAAGACCGGCGACGGCCCGGCAATCGAGATCAGCATCGAGGAGCTGTGGGCTGCGGCACGGGCGGCGGCCGAGCTGGTCAACGAGAACGACATCGACATGACCCCGCGCGGCCCGCTCGGTCCGTTGAGCCGGGACGCAATCCGGAAGATCTGGGCGGCGCAGGAGGCCGAGGAGAACGACGGCCAGGGCGTGCGGTTGGCCGTGTGATCGGCGCGAGCACGGGCGGGCACTGCTGCAACGAAAGGAATTTGAACATGAATGAATTCGCGTTCGACGTCAACATCCACGGCGCGATGCGCGTGACGGCCTGCTGTGAGGCTTCAGCGCGGGGACGTCTGGAGGAGCTTCAAGCGCTGACTCCCGGTCAGGAGGCTTACGAGGGAGTGCGGTTCACCGAGTACTCGGTGGCTCAGGTGGGCGAAGTGTACGAGGAGATCTCCATGCAGCGGTTCACGTTCGACGCCACGTGTACGGCGACGTTCTATGTCGATGCCTACGACGAGGCGGCGGCCCGGCGAGCACTGATGAAGCACCAGGGCGTGAACTTCAACACCGACGACACGTTGATGTTTCTGCCCGCCCAAGACAAGCCGCTGAAGCTGCGTCAGGGCACCTACGCCGACGGTTCACCGGTGGAGAAGGTGCGGGTGGCGGAGTTGAACGTCAGCACGATCGACAGTCTGGAAGGTCAGGAGGCCGCGTGAGCAAGACCCGCCGCTGGAACCACCACCGCAACCGCGATGAGGCGTGGTGCGGCTGGTCTGAGGAGGACGTCGATGAAGAGCTGGCCGGTCTGATCGGCGCTGACCGCTGCCCTGACGGGTGCGAGGAGTCAGAGATCGAGGAAGTGGAGGCGGCGTGAGCGAGCCGAGGTACATCGTCCGGCCCATGATCGATGACGGGCACCACTACTGGGAGGTGCACGACACCAAGTACGACCGGCACGAGAGCCGGATGCGTGCCCGCACAGCCGAGGATCGACGTAAGGCCACCGAACGTGCCCGCCAGTACAACGAGGGCGTGCTGGCGGTCGGGGTGCCGTTGGACGCTGAGCCCGTGCACGGTGCCGAACCCGAGGGCCAGGTGTTGGAGCGGGAGCTGCACGAGTTCGACACGGCGTTCTACAGCGTGATCTACGAGCGGCGCGAGGATGGCAGAGTCTGGATGTCGCGGTGGCAGCTGCCCACGGACGGGGCGCAGGCGTTGAAGCAAGCGGCCAAGGAGGCAGCGTGAGCAGTTACGAAGACGGCATGGCGGATGTAACCGAGCTGCGCGAGGGCGACGGCTACCGTCCCTCGTTCACCAGCCAGAACGTTCCGGTGAAGTGGCTGGCCAAGGACCCGGAGGTCAACGGCGAGGAAGTGGTGCTCTACCACCGCGGCGAGCCCGACAATCCGCACTACTTCGCCGCCGATCAGAAGGTGACGCAGTGGATCAACCCCCAACGCACCAACTGGTTCGAGCGTGCTGAGGCGGCCCGGCAAGCGTTGAACGCAGCACTGCCCGAGGTCGTCGCTTTCTTCCCCAGCGGTCAGAAGATCCTGGACCCAAACCTGTCGTGCGGTCACGACGGCGACTCTGCCGGTTCGTACCTGTCGATCAACCTCGACGGTGACCCGTCCACGACTTGGACCATCTTCATCGGCACCCACGGCGGACCGTGGCCGACCTACTCCCACGACGCCGGTCAGACCGGATGGAGCGCCGACGGGTGCGACGGTGAGCTGATCTACAGCGCTGAGAACAACATGTCGCTGGGACCACTGGTGAAGGCGGTCTGCGACTGGATCAAGTTCGAGTACCCGAGACTTCACGGTCTGGCGACCACACGGCTTATGGAAGAGGAGGACGAGTGATGTTTGTGTCGGTGCTGGTGCGGCGCGCGGACGAGATCGCGCGGAACCTGACGGCGGCCAACAAGGCGGCCGATGACGGGATCGAGCTGCTGGCCAACAGCGAGAACGAGACCGCGTCGCGTCTGTGGACGTGGCTGAAGGAAGATCTGCGCGAAGACCTGGAGGAGTCGGGCGAGCTGGACGAGAAGCTGGTCGAGGAGATCGGGAAGGAGTTGACGGACTGGTTGGTGCGTCACCTGGTGGATAAGAAGGCTGGCCTGTGAGGCGCGGGAACACCGGCAGGGAGATGCTGGCTTCGGGGGCGTGGGAGCAGGTGAAGTCCAAGCATTACCGGCACTTCGACGGCGGCGAAATCTCTTACGACGGCAACCACTGGGTGTGGCGCACGTCCCTGACTGGGCAGCGGGGGTTCTCGGCGCTGTGGATCGCGCTTGAGGAGTTCGAGCGGGTGCTGGAGCAGGGGTAGTTCCGGAGGGTTTTCCTCCCCGGTGACCAAGCGTCGCCGGGGTTTTGTGTTTTCTGGGGGATCTACCAGGGAAAGGAGCGGCGCCAGAAAGGGCGGCCACTGTGAACAATTCGGGGGATTTCATGAAGAACATTCTGACGCTGGGCACGATCGCGTTGGCATTGGCGGTCGGTGCGGGGGCTTGCGGCGGGACTGACAGCGATATCGACACCAACTCCCCCGCCTACAAGTACGGAAAGGTCTTCTACGACTCCAACGACCGGACCGAGCAGGAAGCCGAGCGCACCTGCCGGCAGTCGGCCGCCTACAAGAAGGGCGAGGGCGTCGACGACCAGTGGCGCAAAGAGTTCGTCGCCGGGTGCATGGACGCCTGGCGTAAGGCGACCGGCAACGACTTCTGATCGATCTACAGGAGGTATGTGCGTGCACAAAGAGCATCTCAAGGAGCTTCTTCCCCACCTGCTCAAGATGAGCCCCGAGGAGTTGGGGCACACGTTCTTGGAGCCGGGGTGGGCGATGGACAACCACGACGAGCCCCCGGCCCCGGATGTCCCGCTGGAGGACGAGAAGGAGAAGAAGCGGCTGTTGTGGAACTGGGGCGCGACGGTCGCGAACATGATCCACTACGCCAACAGCGTCGGTATCAGTGACGCCGAGCTGAAGCAGGCCCTGGACGAGGCACTCAGGGGACACCGCGATCAACTGGCGTTCTCGGTGGCTGGCGGGCACGTGGAGCCCGAGACGACCGTGAACCTCTGGGAGGCGTGGAGGGGCAGCAAGTGGGTGGCCTGAAGATGGACGTGCAGCACTGGCGCAACGACCCGATCCCCTACTACTCCGAGCCGAACGCCAAGGCCAGCGAGGTGTGGTGGTTCGAGACCTCCCAGCCGGGCCGCAGCGATGAGTTCCGGGCGATCTGGACGCCCGCCGACGGCACGATGGAGCTGATCCGACGCGTCCAGACCCAGACGCAGCGCGACGACGGGACCTGGCAGCGCAACGACGGCGGCTTCCAGACCGAGGTCACCCAGCAGCACGTCACCACCAGCGAGCAGGCGTGGAAGCTGATGTGCAGCTGGCGCGCGGAAGCTCTGGCCAAGGCCGAGGCGACCGTCCGCACCGATGGCCGTTGGTGGGGGTGGGACTGGCGAGACGGCGAGCGGGTGTCGGTCGAGCTGATCGAGGATCGAGACACCGACCGGCAGGGCACCCGGTACCCGGCGACCGTCATCGAGCGTTGCAGGCTGGTGAACCGCGGCTTTGTGTACAACAGCAGCAACTGGGTGGTGGAGATCGACAAGGACCGCTGGCCCGACCATGCTCACCTCGACCTGGGCAGCGTCGGCGATTACCGGCGCGTCTACCACGGTTCGAGCCTGCGGCTGATCCCTTTGTGGGTCGCGTTCGTGGCGATCAACCCGACCTTCGGGTTGGGGGCCCGCATGGAGCAGATGATCTTCGTTCCGTTGGACGGGCTGCTGACCCGGCAGCAGGTGGTGGCGGAGATCCGCAAGAGGATCGACAAGAGCCTGTACGCCTACAAGATCCACGAGGTTCGCGGCCCGTTCAACGAGCCCGGCGAGCTGTGGATGTCCCTGGGGCACAAGCCGAAGTACCGCGACGCGGTTCCGATCCCTAAGCCGATGGAGGAGAAGTAACACGATGATGCAGATTGATGACCTGACCCTGCGAAACGGGCTGCCAGCCTGGGATCACGCCCGTCCCAACATCGCGACGGCCGTGCTGCGCGGCCTGGTGGAGGCTGGGGCTGTCAACGTGGAGGTTGGCAGGGTGGACGCCAATCCCTCAAGGCGTGGACCCCGGTACATCATCGACTTCGCCGGTGGCCCTGACGCTGATGCCATCGTGGTGCGGGTGCACGCCAACCTGACCAACGGCGGCGAGGTTGCTCGCTGGCTGAACACCGATCCCAAGTTCATCGAAGTCTTCGAGTCGCCGGATGACGCCGGACCGATCGACTCGGCACCGCAACCCGTGATCGTCACGCTGCCGGTGTGCGCGTGCAAGTTGGAGCGCACCCGTGGACAGCACGCCAAGATGTGTGAGTTCTACACCGAGGAGACCTCGTGAAGCACTACCGAATGTTCCTGGTCTACGAGGGCGACAAGCGCTGGTCGCTGATCAGCGAGACCGGTGATCATGACATCGGGCATCGCTTCACGATGCTGGACGGCGACAATCTCCACGAGGCGTTCGCCGACGGCAAGCAAACGAAGGTCATTCACCCGGGCGCGGAGCTGGTCTGGGTGGAGGACGAGCCCGCTTGGACGCAGGGAAGGGTGGCGGCGCAGGTGAAGAATCAGGCGTTGGAGGGGCTGGATTCGCAGGATCTCCAGCTGATCCGGGGTATGGCGGCTGACTTCCTGGACAACCTGGCCCAGGCCACCGCCGGCCAGGACCTGCCGCCGGGTATCGAGCGCGACAACGCCGACGTGATCAAGCGAGCCGAAGCGATCAAGGCACAGTGCGAGAAGAGGCTGGGGCTGTGACCGAAGAACCGAGGATTCCCGGCAAGCTGTTCGATCTGCTGATGGACCGGGAAGCGTTCACCAACCAGAACCGGACTGAGGTCGAGGCGCGCGTGCACCAGGCACTGCGGGCCTCGCGCAGCGTCAAGCAGGGCCGGGGCGTGACTGTTTACCTGCCGCGGCTGGCCGGTGACACCGCGGCCGTGGAGGAGCTGGCGGGATACTGCGACGGGCTGGCCGACCTGATCACCGGCGGCATCATGTCCATCCGCGAAGCGGGCATCCACCCGCGCGAGATCCGCAAGGCGACACAGATCCTCAGGGAGGTATGTTGACGACCATGGAAGACCGCATCATCAAGCTGGAGGCCCATGCGTTCCGCACAGGCTCCGACCTGGCCGACATCAGGCAAACCGTGGGCAGTATCGACGGCCTGGTGGCCTCGTTCGGGCAGCGTCACGAGAAGAAGCTGGACACGATCGCCGCCACGCAGGCCGACCACACCGGTCGCCTGGACCGCATCGAGGACCTGCTGAACCAGGTCTTGGACCGGCTGCCCCCGAAGTAAATCACCGGTTCTCGTCCAGCCCCGCACCAGGTGGTGCGGGGTTTTTTCGTGCCTGAAAGGAGACAGCGTTGGCGAAAACCCTGCACTTCATGGCCGGTGGCGGGGGCGATGTGAGCGGGTTCGAGGCCGCCGGGCACGATCCGGTGTGGGCGGGCAACCACCTGGACGGCGCCATCGCCACGATCGAGCTGAACCGGCCGCACATCACCACGCAGGTGGGGGACGTGGCCGAGCTGGACATGCGAGCGCTGCCGTCGGTGCAGATCGGGGTCGGGTCGCCGATCTGCACCGAAGCCGCCCCGGCGGGAGGCAATTCCACCCGATCCCAGGACGATGAGCCGTGGGAGGAGACGCGCATCACCGCCCAGGCGCTGGTCGACTACGCCCGTATCCACCGGCCCGAGATCGTGACCGGCGAGAACGTGCTCGGTTTCGCCCGCTGGAAGGGCATCGATCAGTGGATCGACGACTTCGCGCAGCTGGGGTACGAGCCGCACTTCGTGGCGCTGAACGCGATGCACGTGGCGCCGTTCGGGCAGCGGCCGGTCGCGCAGTCGCGGGAGCGGATGCTGTTCTTCTTCGCCCAGCCGGGGATCAAGTTCGACTTGGACATCTGGCCCGAGGCCCGGTGCCAGCTGCACGGGAAGGTGCTGGGCACCCGGCAGTGGAAGCCATCGAAGAAGCGGATCATGGTGGCCGGGTGGCCGATCGGTGAGTACGACCACGGCGGGCGCGGCGCGTACTGCTACGTGTGTCCGCATCCGGGGTGTGGGCGGCGGGTGGAGCCGGTCGTGCAGTCCGCGGCCCCGCACATCGACTGGACGCTGCCGATGCGTTACGTGTGGCAGGGGCGGTACAAGAACACCTTCACTGCGTACGCCGACGAGACCAAGCGCAAGATCGCGATCGGGTTGGAGAAGTTCGACGGCAAGCCGTTCGTCGTGATCTGCCGCAAGAACAAGACGGTCGAGAGCTTGGACGGTCCACTGGCGACGGTGACCGCGGCTGGTAATCACCACATGTTGATCGCGCCCGGCCCCGATGCCACGGTGGACGGGTGCCGCTTGCGGATGCTGGGCACCGCAGAGAAGGCCGCGCTCCAGGGGTTCTCCCCGGACTGGAAGTTCTGGGACAAGGTGTCGCCCGCCGACAAGGCCAAGAAGGTGCGGGACATGGGCGGGACCTTGGCCGGCAACGCGGTCCCGGTCCCGGTCGGACAGTGGGCGGGCAAGCGCGCCGCCTGGGCGTTGGCCGCATGAAAAACCAACAAGAAAGAGGTAGGGATGCCTGCTGTGAAGAACAAGATCGCACCGCTGTCTCTGTCGGGGGCTCCCGAAGACAGGGAGCGGCGCTCCGACGTGACGCTCGTCGAACTGCCCGAGCGGCCTGGCCTGCTGCTGGTGGCCCAGGCCCTTGGGCTGGACGCGGTGGGCGTGCACATAACCCACCAGCGCTTGGGTGTGGAGCTGGATCTGGGTGATGTCTACGAGCTGTATCTGAAGCTGGCGGAGTTCGTCGCCAAGTACGAGCCGGAACTCACCGAGATGCAGTCGTAGACGAGATCAGCGGACGGATTAAAACAGGGCGGCCACTGTGCCGCCTTTTTTGCTGCATGGGGGGCTGATGGGACGCAGTGCGCTGGGAAGGAAGTACCACTCCCGCAAATTCTCTGTTGAGCCCGATTTGTTCTACGAGCGGTTGCGCTGGGACGGCAGTGACGAGGACGTTCGGCGAGCGGTGAACCACGCGCTTCTGAGGTACCGCAAGCGCCCCCTGGAACCCGGCGCCAAGCCCGCACAGGATGACCGCGAGACGTATGCGATCTGGTGGACGGTGCGTTGGGAGGGCGGCGGACGCTGCGACGAGGTTCCGCCGCCGCGATATATGCGCGATGAGTGGGCGCAGACCGGGGCGCTCCCCCGGTACTACGTCAACGGCGCGAACCGGCTACCGCTGCTATGGGACCGGGCGGACTGGCTTCCGTCCGCCTGCCGGTGACTCTAGATAGCAACTCACAGACCAAACACACGAGGCCCCCGGGAGATCGTTCCCGGGGGCGTCTTCTGCATTCTCGGGGGAGATACATGACAATCACGATCAAGCACACCCGTCAGCACGGCACGCTGGTGTACGGGACGGTCCGCGGCGACGGGGCCGGGAAGATCCTGTCCCCGCTGAACTTCTCCGGGAGCGAATGGCTGCCGATTGATGAGGAGCTGGGTGACCCGTACTGGTACCTGCCGCACAGCCAGCGTTCCAGCGCCGACCGGTGGAAGTTGAATCGGGCCAAGCAGCAGCTGGAGGAGGCCGGGTTCGAGGTCGCCGAACTGGTCATCGACAACGTCACCCCGGCGTACGGGTTCGCCGAGCTGGAGGCTCGCAAATACGAGCACGCCAGCTACCGCGCCGACCGACTGGAGGACCGCTCGGCGAACGCCGCGACCATCTCCGAGGACATCCGGGCTCGCAACAAGCAGACCTACGACATGCTCAACGGCACACCTCTGCTGGTGGACCACTACAGCTACAACCGGCACAAGAACCTGCTGGAGCGGCTGTGGAAGCGCGAAGGCAAGGCGTGGGACCTGTGGCATCAGGCCGGGGAGCTGATGGGGCGAGCGGAGGCCGCTCGCGACTTCCAGGGGCGGCGCGAGGCGCACGGCACCACGCTGCGGCGCATCCAGCGCAAGGAGAAGCGGTTGCGCGACATCGAGCGGCGCATGGAAGGCAAAACCGAGTTCCTGTCGGAGAAGGACTTGGAAGCCAGGCTCGCCGAGTGCAGCGACCGGGGCATCCCCGCCAAGCGGACCGGCACGTTCGTTGAGATGCAGGTGCCGCAGTACGGCGCCGAGCCGAAGAAGCTGACGCTGTTCGAGATCTGGGTGGGGATCTCCGACGGCTTCCGGGCTGAGCTGATCGCCGAAACCGTCGAACTGGTGGAGGAGATCGGCTATTGGGAGGACCTGATCGCGGCCTCGGGGAAGAAGGTGTGGCGCAAGGAGGACTTCGCCAAGGGCGACTTCGCCGTCTACGGCAAGAAGGCATATGAGGTCACCAGGGTCAGCCAGAAGTCGGTGACCATCATCTCGGCCAGCTATCTGGGCTCCTTCCGCGAGCGGGAGATCGTCACGGTCGATGCGGTACGGGCAGCAACCCGTCACCCCCGCACCGACACCGTGCCCTTCGACAAGATCACCGGGAAGCTGTCCCGCGAAGAGGCCGAGCGGAGGTATCCGGCCGAGTTCGCCGTGCTGCTGAAAGGGGAGCCGCTGCCCAAGCACACCTCGGCCAAGCGACCCAAGAAGGCGCTCCCCATCAAGATCGAGGGGCGGCAGGGCAGCGAGTTGCAGTGGTGGGACGTGCAGGTCGGTGACGAGCGGTTCGAGGCGGCGTGGAAGATGCCCGAGTACGGCCAGTGGTACGCCCCGCCGACGGTGATCGAGGCCGCCGAGCCGATCAAGGTGTACGCCGACGCGGGCCCTGACGGGTTCTACCGCAAGCGCGGTGAGCTGGTCGCTGAGATCCCAGTGGCCAATATCCGGTGGGTCGAGGACGTCCACAACCTGGTGGTGGCGTGGGCGGAGAAGCGCCACGCCGACAACACCGCCGAGAAGGAGGTGGCGGCGTGATCCACACCAAGGCGTGGAAGCTGCGCCGGGGTGACCTGCTGCGTGTGGGGGTCAGCACGAACTTCGTGCTGGTCCGCCGCGCGACAGTCGTCGGCCGCAGGGTGGTGGTCGAGAAGTATCACGGGCTCGCCACTACCTGGTACGAGGCCGACGCGGACGTGCAGCTGTCCGCCCGCGGCCTCGGCCCCGATGACCGGCTGCCGGCGGAGATGTTCGAGCGGGTCTGGAAGACCCACACTTACGAGTAGGAGCGGCCCTGATGCCGACCAAGAGGATGAGCGAGACGCGGTTCGCCGAGACCTTCCCGGTGGGGACGGTCATGGTGCTCGACTGTAAGAAGAACGATCCGGGACTGGTCTACGAGAACTACCTGGTGGTGCGGATCACCAGGCATGTGCGGTTCCAGAAGCCGGGCGACGAGCCCGGCAAGGGGACAGGCGAGCTGGCGGGGCTGGTCGAAGCGAAGATCGTCGCCGAGGACCCGACAGCCATGTCCTACGGGAACGGCTACTACGCACCGGGCAGAGTCTCCACCTGCGAGCAAGGGTCGCTGCTGACGTTGGAGGAGGCCCGCGAGAAGTGGGGTGACCTGCCCGAGTTCCGGCTGGAGGAGCTGGGTGCGGGCGAGCCGTCCGGGCAGGCGTGAGATCCTGAAAGATATGGGGGACATGAACAACACCGCCGAAACTGAGGCCGACATCACGGCGCTGGAAGCCAAGATCATCACCGCGTGGCGAGAATACAAGGCCGCCGGGGAGGCCGAAGACCAGGCGCTCGCTCGTTTTTCGGCTCTGCTGAAGCTGGGGCAGGATGTACTGGTGGTGCATGCGCTGGCCGGGCGGCTGGGGGCGGTCCACCAGACGCTGTTCGACATGCGCGACCGGGTCAAGGGCACGCAGCTGGACTGGCTGAAGGCCGCAAAGCTGAGTGCCGATGACGCGCTGGAGTTGCTGAAGGACGAGTCGGCGCTGTCCGATGCCGCCGCGGCGGCGTGGGGTGACTGGCGCGCGGCGATCGAGGCCCGCGCGGAGAGCAAGCAGCGTGTGGTCCAGTTCTTGCAGGAAGCGCAGGGAAAGGTGGCGTTGCGTCCGCTGGGACGCAAGCTCGGTGTGTCGCACGTTCGGTTGACTCAACTGCGCAAGGGTGAGTCGTAGTCCCCTGGGATGGATCTCGCCCCCGAAGACACCGGTTCTTCGGGGGCGTTGTCGATTTCAGGGCTTGCTGGACGGGAAGTAGCGGTCCAGGAGCCAGCCCAGCACGGTGATGATGATGGTGGAGATAGTCGCAGCGATCTCGGCGTTATGCATGGCGGGCTCCCCGGTCCAGGATGCGCCAGGACGCTATGCCCAGCCCGGCGCAGGCGGCGAAGACCAGGGTGAGGCCGAAGAATCCGATGCCGTAGGCGCCGGTGGCCAGCGGGTGGGCGATGGTCAGCCCGCCCATGTAGGCACCGCCCAGCAACAGGGCGCAGCCGCGGGCGGTGCCGGTGACGGCACGGGTGAGCAGGGCGGCCAGCACCAGCAGGGTCAGCACGATGGCGGCCAGGTCCCACCAGGCGTTGAGTCCGTCGTTGAAGACCCTGGCTGAGCGGCTGACGAACAGGCCGCCGCCCAGGGTGGCGACGGCCAGGACCGCGGCGATGACGCGGCCGATATCGGTGATCATGGTTTCCCTCTCGGTCGAAGCGGCGTGGAGTTACTCCACGGATCAGACGGCGGTCTCTCCTTGGAGGACCTGGTGCAGGACGTCATCGGTGGCACGGGGCCGTTCCAGCTGGCCCGCTTGCTGGGCGGCGGCTGGGGAGAAGATGCGGGAGAAGATCCCGGCGGCGGGGGCGTCGCCGTGGGCCTCGATCTTCAGGGAGACGCCGGTCTGCTCGCGTTCGCGCACTGCCTTGGCCATGCGCATGTAGCGGTCCATCTCCGCTGACAGGTTGGCGTCGGGGTAGCCTCCGGCCAGGTCTTCGGCCATCTTGCCGATCGCGATGCGTTGGAGCTGCATTTCCAGCAGCGTGTAGGCGGCGGCCAGCTCTTGGCGGGCTTCGCGGATCTGGGCGGGGAACTCGTACACGCATGCGGCGCCGGGCTCGAACCCGGGGCAACCGCGGGCGGCCAGAAAACAGGAGTCGCAGGCGCGCAGGGACTCCCCCACACTGCGCAGTTCGGTGCGGGTGTGGGAGGTGGTGTTGCCGTCGACGTCTACGGCGGTGTCGGTGACGTGCTCGATCGCGGCGACCGGCAGCATCCGGCGTTCGCGGTTGCGCGGGGCCGGGCGGCGGGCGATCGGATGGGCGGCCGGTGGGGCGGGAAAGTCCCCCACGAGTGGCAACTGGGAGTTCCGCATCTGGTCGGGCGGAGTATCAACTGCCTGGGGGGTGTTTTCCGTGTTCAGCGCGGAACCCTCATTCCATGGTCGAGTAACTCCTTGCCCGGCGTTGAGGTGGTCTCGCCAGGCCAGCCACGACCAGATGGACAGTTTCAGGACTTCGGTGGAGTCGTCGGCGCAGATCGCCTCGGCGTCGAGTCCGGCGTCGATGAAGATCTGCCGGTGCCGGGTGCGGGAGCGGTCCTTGTACTTCTTGGGGTAGCGCTTGAGCTGCCCGTTGGCCCAGATGATGGTGTCGCCGTAGTGGGACGGGCTCAGCCACGAGGTCGAGGACACCGAGGCGAAGGGAACTCGTTCGATCACCTCGGGGCGGGTGATGCCCGATCCGTGAAGCCGGACGCCGGTGGTGTCGACGATGCGCGGCAGGTGCGGGGTGATGTCCATCGCGCCCTGCTCGGAGGTCAAGGCGGTCTGGGTGATGGCGACGTTGGAGTAGGTGTCGCACAGGCGCTGGAGTTCGCCCAAGCCGTCTTCGGCTCTCCACACCACCACCAGCTTGTCGGGCGCGATGTGGTCCCAGACCTGGCGGCGTTGGGCATTGATCCAGTCGGGGCCCAGGCGGGCGGCGTCGAACTCGATGAACAGGTCGAGGTCGTCGAGGTTGTCGGACACGTAGGTGACGTAGTCGGCGGCGATCTCCAGCAGCTGTTCGCGCGAGTAGTCCTCTTCGTTCTTGTTGAAGGAGAAGCCGCCGCTGTTGAGCAGCACCGACTCGGTGGCGCCGTCGGGTAGGTCGGTGGGGTGGTGTTCGTTGATGCGGGCCGGGGTGACGCGGCGGCGGCGCATTCCGTGGTAGGACAGCTCGATGTCGTGGGCGCCCCGGCTGTGCAGCAGTTTGCGCCAGCCGGGGACTTCCCCGCCGGTGAAGTACAAGCGCATGGTCAGCCCCCGAGGATCTGGTTACGCAGACGGGCGCGGGCGTCGGTGTCGCCGGTCGAGGCGGCGCGTAGCGCGTTGCCGTTACCGCCGGTGGATTGCTGGACCTGCTCGCGGCGGGCGGCGGCATTGGCCCACTGCGCCTGGACGCGGTTGACGACTTGGGGGTCCCCGCTGGGGATGCCGCCGCTCACAGGGGTGCCAGTGGATGATCTGCCACGGCCGATGCCCGACATGGCGTTGCCGTAGGCTCCGGCTTCGCGGCGTGCGGCGATGTCGGCGCGCATCTGGTCGCCGTAGGCGCGGGAGCGGGCGGTCATCTCGGCCTGGACGTTGCGGGAGGCTGCCTGCTGGGACTCGATGCGTTCCATCGCGCCGATGCGTCGGTTGACCATCTGCTCGGCGGCCTGGGCGCGGTCGGTCTCGGTGGGGGCGCTCCGCATGCTGCTCGAACTGTTGCCCGAGCCTGTGCTGGTGCCGGTGGCCTGTCCCTGCGGCCAGGCCATGCCCTTGCGTCCGGCGGGCTGGGCGGCGCCGTTGCGGTTGGCGGTGCCGTTGCCGGCACCGGTGTTCTGACGCGCTTCGGCTTGGCGTGCCTGCTGGCGGATCAGCACGTCCTGCATGTACTGCTTGCCCTCGGGCGAGGACTGCCAGCGGGTGTTCTCATCGAACGCGCGGTCGGCTTGGCGGCGGCGGTCCTTGAAGGCGGCGACCTCGGCGGCGCGGTTGGCGCGCTGGTTCTTGATGTTGCGTTCGCCGACCTTCTGGAGCTTGTTGGCGCCCCACGACAGGGCGCCTCCGCCTCGGGTGGTGTCGCCTGCCAGATTGTTGATCATGTCGAGGTTGATCACGGTGGTCTCCCGTCAGTGGGGGTCGTCGGACAGGCGGCGGTCGCCTGCCTTCAGCTCGCGCTGCCGGTGCAGCTCGGCGGTCAGCGCTGACCACGGCCGGACCGTGCCGTCGTAGTCGGGGCGGTGCTCGGGCACCGTGTAGGCGGGTTCACAGAAGGTGACGGTCGTGATCCCCTTGGACAGAGCGAGCGCTGCGGCCCCGGGGTCGGCGGTCACCAGTACGTCGATCGGGCAGCCGGTGTGGCGCAGGCGCTGGACTTGGCGCACGTAGCAGGCCGGGCTCGGGGCGGGGTCGGTGGCGATGCGGCACATCAGGTGGGTGTGGCCGCGGAAGTTCTCCACGTGCAGCCAGCGGGCGGCCTCGTGCTCGGGGTAGACAGCGCTGATGACGGCCACGCACGCCTCGACTTGCAGCCCGGCGAACAGGGCCGCGCCGTGACCGATGACCTTCTCGCCACCTTCGGCGCGCAGCACCCCTTCCAGGGTGAGGGCGAAGCGGATCATGCCGGTCCCCTTCGGCTCCACAGGGCGGCGCGCGTCACCAGCTGGTCCACCGACGACAGTTGGGCTCCGTAGCGGTCTTGCTGCACGGAGGTGGTGGCGGCCTTGTTCTGGGCGGCCAGCTCGCGCAACGCGGACACCACGCCCGACTCTTTGTGCGCCTGCCACCGGTAGTTGGCCCAGTCGAAGTAGCCCTTGCCGCCCTGGGCGAACGCGGCGCGTCGGCCGCCGTGAACGTCGTCGAACATGGCTTGGGCCTGGGCAACGACCACGCGCAGACGGGAAGAGGCGTTGACCCACCCGGGCGAGCGTTCGGGCAGCGCGTTGACCTCGCGCGCCGAGGCGCGGTAGCGGTCGATCAGTTCGCGGGCGGTCTCGGCCTCGCGCAGGATCTGGTTCGCCCACTCGGCCGGGTACATCGAGCGCGGATTGGACGGCAGGGCGGGCGGGGTGATCGTCCAGGAGTCGCTGGTGAGGTTGTAGGCGGCGTAGGCGTTGATGTCGCGGATGTCGCTGCCGGTGGGGTTGACGAAGTAGGTGACCTCGTAGTGGCGTTCGCCGAAGCGCTGGTCGGCGGTGTAGGGCCACACCTCGGCCTTGAGGCGCTCGGTCATCTCGGCGGCCGTGAGCTGCGCGCCCACGCCCTGATAGTCGGGGTTGTGCTCGAAGAAGCACGGCCAGTCAACGCCGATCAGCACGTCCAGGTCGCCGGGGGCGTCACCGGCGGCGCGTGGTCCCGCCCATTGGTAGGTGACCCCGGACCCGGCGATCCACAGCGTGGCCCACTTGTCGGGCTGGCTGTAATGGACGCGCCAGTAGTCCATGAGCGTCGAGATGATCTGCGAGCGGACCCCGGATTTGATGCGCGGCAGCTCGTCGCCGCCGACCCGGTCGTAGAACAAGGCGGGGTCGAGCGTGTCGGCGGGCGCGGAGAAGTAGCCCGACGCTCCGTCGGTCACGGCGATGGCAGGATCTGCGGCACGCGCCAGATATACGGACTGGTCCATAGATCAATTGTGAGCGCGGCGCTTTCGCCGTTGTTAGTGCGAGCCGGGGCGCTCATTGATCTACGGGACGTAGTAGTCTTTCAAGAAGGCACCCCTGGGGGACTGTGCTCTTTCCTTGTTAAAGGTGAGTCCGCATAGACCTCAACCCCCGGGGGTGCCATATCGGTCTTTAGCGGCGGCGGAGCCTGACGGCGTCGGTCAGCCACAGCGGCCAGGCTGGGCGCACGGCCCCGGCGAAATCGCGGCGGGCGCGTAGTACCACGACGCGGACGTGGTCGCCGGTCTTGGGCGAGTGCACGTAGCGGGAACGGCCGATGTACATGCCCACGTGGCCACGGCCGTGGAAGAACACCAGGTCACCGGGTGCCAGGTTGCGGCGCGACACCTTGCGGGGAATGCGGCGGTACTGGTCGTAGGTGACGCGCGGCATGGTGACGCCGGCCACGCGCCAAGCGCGCTGGACCAGACCCGAGCAGTCGTAGGCGCGCGGTCCGGTTGCTCCCCACGCGTACGGCTTGCCGCGTTGGGCCAAGGCGTAGCGCACGGCGATTTCGGCTGATTGCTGCCAGCGGGAATAAGCAAAGGCCACACGGTTCATTCGTGTGGCCTTGGTGCGGTTGTAGCTGATGCGGTTCTTGCGGTTTTTCTCGGCCGCCACGCGCATAGTGACGGCCTGTTCAGAATGCGGACGCACGCCCTGTTCGGCGGGTCTGTATGGCGCGGCGGGACTGAAGGTCAACACAGCCGCAGCAGCCAGGCTCGCAGAAATTACCAATTCGGGCTCCCTCAATCGGTGACAAGGACTCGTCAGGCCGCCTTGTCGCGGGCGGTGCTGACAGTGCTCTGCACGGGGCAGAAGTCGCACAAAAAGCGGGTGGCGGGGAGGTCCTTGGGTTTGGCGAGCCCGGCTTCCTTGCGCAGGGCGGCGGTGTCGGGGAGCAGGCGCTTGGAGTCGTCGCGGTAGTCGATGCACAAAGTGGGACGGCGGTGGGCGGTGAAGCATGCCAGGGCGTCTTCGCGCAGCGTGTTGGAGACGTTGTAGAAGTCATCGCCCAAGCCCTTGCCGGACTTGTCGCGCAGCAGCTCCAGGATCTTGGTGCGCTCGGATGGCTGCCGCCACGCGGCGGCGGGGATGCCGACGTACAGCTGGCCGTTCTCGCCCTCGGGGTGGCGGTGACGCGCGGCAGCGTATTCGAGGGTGTCGTCGTACTGGGTGGGGCCGCCGTAGGCGGGCAGCTCCTCAACGGTGTTGCAGATGCGGCATTCCAGGAGCCGAATGGTGTCGCTCACGATTCCCCCGATGGTGGTTCGTGCCCGGTGTTGGGGCACTGCCTGGTGGCGCGTTCGAGTCGGGGGGTAGTGGCAGGTGGAGGCTCAGGCCGTCAGGGCTGGGAATTGAAGCTCTTGCCCAGTTCCTCCACGCACTTCTTGTAGAAGAAGTGTTCAAGCTCTGCGAACTTCTTTTGCTGATCAACCCAGTCCTGCACCGACAGGGACGTTCGCTTCCCCTCGTGGTCGATGAGGTGGCCGTTGTGGCTGTCGCCGCTGATGCTCATGGCTTAGTCCTCACAGGGTTCGGGTAGCGGGCGTCGAATTCTTCATCAGTGAGGGGCACGATGCCGTCGGCGGCCAGCTCCGCGGCGTAGCGTGCGCGCATCTGTTCCCGCAGAAAGCTGTCGAAGGCTTCGTCGGCCTTCTGCTGGGTGTGAAGGCGGCGCACCCAGTCGGGACATTCCATGGGTTTGCGGTTGCCCTCGTCGTCAACGACGTAGACAGGAAACAAGGCCATCGGTTCAGCCCTGGTAAGGCATGGGCGGCTTGTACGGCCAGGACGGCATGTAGCCGGGCGTCTCGAACTCCTTGCCGCAGACGCCGACCTTCTTCGGCGCTTCGACGATGCCGTACCAGGTGGGGTACAGGTCCTGGCGCATGACCGGCGTGAGGGGTTCGGGGAAACCGCCGCGGTCGCGGATGACCTTCTTGTAGCGGCCGTCGGTCGCGCCCGCCCACAGGTCGGCGTTCATGCTGCGGCACTCGGGGTAGGCCATGGCTCAGTCCTTCTTCCCGGCTCGGCTGCCCTTGCCCTTGGCTCCCGAAGCGCCCCCGGCGCCCTTGGAGACCTTGGTCTTGCCCTTGCTGGCTCCCTTGGCGCCGGTGGCGAAGACCTTGTTGAGGATGTCGGCGGTCACGCCGAGCTTCTCGCGGCGGTCACCGTCGAAGCTTTCGACGGTGCGCACCACGCGGCCCGAGTGTCCGGCGCGTCGCCGGTCACCTGCCGCCATCGGCCGCTTGTGGCTCTTGCCTTCACCTATCGCCATGATCGCCTCCTGTTTCAGGGTCTGATGCTTTTGATCAAGCTCCGGTAAATGGGTCAGAAAATCCCCAGCGCCGGAAACGAAGTGCCCTGGTAGCCCGAGCGTCGCCCCGAGAAGTCCACGCGCTGGTACAGCTCGTCCACGCGTGCGATGTCGTCGATGCCGAGTGCGCGGTTCTCGTAGCCGAAACGCGGGCGGAACAGCTTCTGCGGGTACAGGGGGCGGATGTCGCGGAGCATCTGTGCCGGGAGGGTCCAGGTGGCGAGGGCGTCGTCGACCAGGCGCTCCTCGTTGCTGGCCCACGGTTTGGGGGCGTAGACGGTGTCGGGGTCGCGCGGGGTAGGCCCGGGTGCGCCGGAGGTGGCGATCGGGCGGCGGCCGAGCTGGTCGGCCGGGCGGGGCGGCCGGATCACCGTGCGGCTGGCCATCTCAGCCTGCCGTTCCCGAGAAGTACATGGCCGCCAGGATCACGTCGAAGGTCCACACCATCGGAATCACCAGACCTGCGGCGGCGCGTGACAGGCCGCGGCCGTAAACCAGGCGGCGCAGCTCCAGCTCCAGCGGGTTGGGCTGGGTGGCGGGTTCGCAGCGCAGCAGGTGAGGAGAACGCATGGTCATCTCCAGCTCGGTAGGAAACGTCGCATCCGGTCGGCGCGGATGGGATCGATGCCGTCGTGCCGCATCGAGGGCACGTAGCCGTAGCGGCGCTGCATCGCCATCGCCTGCTCGGGCGAGGGAGCGTTGACCTTGCCCATGTGAGCCAGGTGCACCGGCTCGTTGCCGCGGGCGGTCCACTTCAGGCCGCGCGCCTGGTACTCCAGGCCGGTGGCGGGGTTGAAGTCGGCAGGCCACTTGTAGTCGGCCGGGTCGATGATCTCGCCCTTGTGAACGCCGCGCTGGGTGTTGGCGGCGCTCACGCGGTCCTGCACGCTGGACAACACCCGGTCCCCGCGGCGGGTCACGATCGTGCCCAGGTACCCGTCGGGATATTCGGCCTGCCCGATCCTTGGGGTCTGCCGGGAACGGGATTCGTCCAGCCAGTTACGGAACGACGGGGTTCCGCCGCCTCCCTGCTGCACCGGCGCACCGGGCACCCCCTGCCCGAAGGGGGGCAGGAGTTGCCAGTTGGAGCCGGGTGCGGGCATGCAGGTGGGGTTCCCTTCGGGCTGGGCCGGGCGAACACGGCAGTAGTTGCTACTCGTTCACCCTTGGCGCGAGGTCGGCGAGATCTTTACGACCCCTCAGTGGGGGCGCGTGGCCTCGGAGGCGTTCTGAGCTGCGGCGGCCAGGTCGATGCCTTCGCTCTGCTGCTGGCCATCGCCGCCGGAGCTGTTGTCGGGCTTACCGCCGCCGACCATGGAGGAGGCGGCGTTGATGCCGGCGTTGAAGGCCATCGAGCGACCGGCCTGGCCCGCTGCCTGACCGGCTGCGCCGCGGGCGGCGGTGGAGGCGGCGGCGCGGGCGACCATGGGTCCGGCGACGCGGGCGGCGGCCAGGATCAGCGGGAGCACGCGATCACATTCCCTGGCCGTAGGCGCGGCGGGTGTAGAAGTCACGGGCGCCGACCGCACTGGGCATGAGCTTGGTGTTGCGCAGGTTCGCCGACGCCTCGGGAGCGTTGCTGTAGTGCATGGTCATCTGCGGGGCGAAGCTGGCACCGTGGCGCTCGTGCACGCTCTTGCGGTGCTTGGCGGTCGCGGCCTCCATGAACGAGCCCTTGCCGTGCTTCTTGGGCACGGTGATGGAGCGGTCCGGCGTGCGCGGCGCGACATTCCAGCGGTGGGCCTGGTCGCCCATGCGCGGGAACGAGGTGGTGGTCTTGTCTGCCACGGGAACTCCCCCGATAGGTACTGTCTGCGGCCGGAGAAGTTCGCCGGAAGGGGTCCCGTTTTGTGGCGCCGCTGTTTCACTTTCCATGATAGGAACAGGTGCCAGGCAAATGTTAGAACGCCTTTTGCGACGGGGAGGGCGAGGTTTGTGTGTTTCCGGCGGCCCCGCTGATGCCTTGGGAGAAGTCGCCCAGGCGGGCACCCTGCCCCAGAGTGGTCTTTTCGCTGGCGGCCAGATTCTGCGCCGGTGGGGTTCCGGCGGCGGGGGTGGCGTTCATCATAGCTGGCACGACTGGCTCCTCACGTCACAAGGATCTTGATCATGAGTGCGGTGACCTGCCCGTCAGGCATGTCGACCGTGCAGAATCCCGGACAGCAGACAAGGTCGATGCCTCTGGGTGCGACGAACCCTCGGGAGATCGCAATCGCCTTCATGGCCTGGTTGACCGCACCCGCGCCCACGCACCGAAGCGCCACGCTCTTTCCGTCGTAGATGCCGTTGGAGATGGCCGCGGCCAGTTTGTTGGAGTTGCTGGATGCCTTCACGCGAAGCAAAGCGTCAACGCTGCTGACCTTGTTCTCCTCGACCGTCCCAGATTCCATGTGCTTCCCCCGAAACCCTTGCCTTTTCTTCAAGAGTGGGGGAAAGCACATGGAATTTGTTAACTGGCCTTCTTCATATGGTCGGGAGCTATTCGCTGGCCGATGTGGATCAGGGCGGGCGGGTTGTCCAGGTAGTCGGCCGCTGCCCGCAGGATCTCGGCGCTGTCGCGGGCAGCCGTCAACAGCCTGCCGTTACAGAGCCTGCACAAAAGGCCGCGGACCACGCCGGTCTTGTGATCGTGGTCCACGCTCAGGCGTTGGCGGCGGGTGCCCTTGCAGATCGCGCACCGCCCGCCCTGGGCGGCCAGCAACGCCTCGTACTCCCCCGGACCCAGCCCGTAGGTGAGCTGGACGCGGCGCTCATGCCGTCCCGCCGACCGTGCCTTCTTCCGGCAGGACGCGCACACCCGTGCTCGCGGCCCCGAATAGAACTTGGCCTGCCGGTTGCGTTCGCACTTGGCGCAGCGTCGCATCCCGTTGCGCGTCATCGTCGGCTCCCGTGCTCGGCCGCCCGCTCCAGTCGCATCGCGGCGTGCAAGTCGCGGCGCTTGGCGGTGCGCCGGTCCACGCAGTAGGCATACGTCGGCGTCGCCCACCGCCACATCGTCCGCCCCAGCATTCTCACGCTGCCTCCTGCGTCTGCTCGGGCGGGCGGCAGCAGCCGTCGCAGCCATGCACACCCCACGCCCACCCTTCCTCGGACCCGTCGCGCAGCATCCGCCACGCCAGGTCGTCGGGGTCGGGATGGCCGGTGCCGTGCGGGCAGATCCGCTCAGCCAGCCAGCCGCGGTCAGCTCGAAACCGCAGCGACAGTCGCGCATGTGGTGGTCGGACGGATGGTGCAGGCAGCAGGTGTGCTCCCAGCACTGGTCGGGGTCATGGGTGTGCAACAGCCCGTCACGCACCCACACCCGCCGACCGACCAGCATCCGTCCGATCTCCTTGAACACCTGGTCTGGCAGCACGATGCCGTCCCCACCATCGCGATGGCCATCCTGATGGCCGGTCATGCAGCCCACCTTCCTTCTCGCCGGTCGGTGTCGGCGCGGCCGATCCGCCGAGACAGCTCCCGGGAGACGAACCTCTGCTTGTGCTCGGTGGACTCGTACATCGCAGTGATGATCTTCCGGTAGGCGTGGGCCTCGTTGTACTTGTCCGACAGCTCCTCGTACTCGGGGCTGCTCAACGCCTTGGCCTTGGCCGCCGTCACCGTCTTGCTGCCCTCGCTGTGGTTCAGCAGCCCGATGGACTTGTACCGCTCCAGGGCGTCGCGGGCGGCTGCCTCGTCGATCTCGGCGGCGGCCAGCTGGACGCCGACGAACTCCAGCCACTGGGTGTACTGGCCGAACAGCGTCATCAAGGCACTGTCGTCCAACTCGGTAACGTCGTGGGGTAGGTCGGGCATCTCGTCGCCGGGCCGGGCGGGCAACCACATGCCCTGGCCCATGGCGGCGTTGGCCGCGCGGCGCGAGGCACGGCGCAGACGCAGGTTAGGCGGCATCGGGCACGTCCTCGGCGTCGATCGGAGCGGTCAGAGCGGCGGCGGCCGGGTGGCCCCAGCACACGGCGTTGAACGGGCAGCCCTTGCAGATGCCACTGTCTGGAGACACATCACGCGGGCGGGCAGGTGGCACCTTGCGTTCCACGGCGCGCTCGACCTCGCCCGCCAGCTCTAGCTTGCGTTCCACGATCCGCGGCGAGGCTTTCACCACGAATTCTTTGACCTGCTGGTTCATCTTGCTTTCGTAGATGAAGATCATCTGCGTGAAGGGCAGGCCCATCTGCGCCGCGAGCCACAGGTAGAGGTTGGCCTGGCGCAGGTGGCTGGGGAACGGGGTGCGCAACTCCTTCCACAGCCCGTCGAAGTCGACCAGCTTGCGCCCCCCGGCGACGATCTCGTAGCGGGCCAGCAGCTCGGGGTTCTCGAACCGCACCGTCCCCAGCCCGATGCTCTTGATCTCGATCAGGGCGCCCTTGTCAGGCACGGCCCCGTCGGCGTGACCGGCGATCAGCCCGACCTCCAACGGCACCTCCCGGTAGACGATGTTGGTGTGTCCACCGACCTTCGAGCCGACGTAGTCACAGCCGTCATGTGGGAAGTCGGCCTCCAGTCCGAGGTAGTGCACGCCACACCCGTCGCAGTGCCACTTGCCCCACAGCACGCCCATGTCGCGGAGCCAGCCCTGCCAGCGGGCGTGGATGTCGTGGCCCTGCTCGAAGATGTTCTCCCGGACGAAGGAGAAGGCGGGTTTGCCGTCCTCGGTGGCCGGCGCTCCGGTGATCGTGAAGTAGGACCGGCGCGGGCACCAGTCGTCGTGGCTCATCTCCGATGGATGCAGGCAGTCGCTACGCCGGTCAGAGGGAGCGTCGGCCTTCTTCAGCAGGTGCGCCTGCACATCCCCCAGCAGCACGGTCGGCTTCTTGCGGATCTCGGCGAGATCTTTGAGACGGCCGGTCAGCTTCACGTGGCCGCCGGTCGGCTTACTCCGGGGCACCGAACGCCTCCTTGCCGCACGCCTCGCAGCTCACCGGGTCCCCCATCAGGAACCGCGCGAACTGCTCGATGGCGTCCATCCGTGCCTTGAACGGGGCCCCGTCGGTGTAACCGCGCGCGTTAGTAGCCGCGGCGGTGACGTGCTGGCGAGCGGTACTCAGCGCTTCGGCACGGTCCTGGAGACTCACGCCGCCTCCAGCCACAGCTCGTCGTCCACGATCACCTCGGGGATGACCGGCAACGGAGTGAGCTGCCCGGGAGGGAACCATCGCCAGTTGTCGCGCTTGTAGTGGGCCCGCAGGTACTTTCTGTCGCGCTCATGCATCCCGCCCCACACGCCGTTGGACTCGTTGTTCACCAGGGCGAACAGCAGGCATTCGGTGCGCAGCGGGCACACGGCGCCGTCGTCGTCGCCGTTGCAGATCCTGATCGCCTCGTCGGCTTCGCCGGTGTCGAACCAGGGGTCGTAGTAGCGGCTGACGGCGAACGAGACGCACTTGGCGGTGCGGGTGTTGTCGTCGCGGTCGCCGACCCATTGGGGTGCGTTGATCCGAAGGTGCATGACCATGATTTCAGTTCCCCCGATCGTGATTGGTGAACTGGTGGAAGGTGTTCTCGTCCAGGACCACCCAGCTGCGGTGGCCCATCTGGATGCCGAACGCCATCTCGCGGCCGTCCAGCAGCGCGTGGCGTTCGGCCAGCAGCAGCTCGTCGAGCTTGAGCGTGTACGACTTCTTGGCGGTGGTCTTGTACTCGATCGACCACTTGGCGGTGCGGACGTCGTTCTTGACCGCCCAGCCGTTCCCCGAGCCGGGGGTGCGACGCCCGCCGTGCAGGGCCGCACCCGCCTTCTCCTGCCGCAGCGAGGCTTTCTGCTGCGGGGTCTTCACCACGCCTCCCCCGTGTCGCTGGTGTATGCGGGGTCGGCGGGAGGCACTGTGTGCACCGGGTAGTCCGGTGCCGGGGGGTGCGGGTCGCGGACCATGTTGAGGTGGATGACCTGTGGCCGGTACAGCATCCCGACCATCAGCAGCAGCACCAGCGTCAGCCTGCACGCCCAGATCATTGGCCCGCCCGCTGCTGGAGCTGGTGCTGGATCCGCTGCTGCGTCAGCTCGTACGCCGCCTGGAAGTCGGCGAACATCTGGTTGCGCTCGATCTCCAACTGGTCCAGGTCGATGCCCAGCCACTCAGCCAGCAACGGAATCTGCCAGTCACACAGCTTCAGGCCCTTCTCGTCCTCGACCCAGTCAAGGAACTCTTCGACGGCCATCCACTGCTCGCGGTGATCGTGGTAGCGATCCAGCATCGGGTACGGGCGGTCGTCCTGCCTGCTTGGCTCCTCACCCGTCTGCCAGTTCATGCCGCCTCCTGCTCGGGCGCGCGGGTGTAGGCAGGGTCAGCGCACATGGCGATGACATCGGCCTCGTGGTCTTCGTCGGGGACGGTGCAGCTGCTGCACAGGCGACCGGCGGCCGGGGCGCTCTTCTTGGGCGGGCGCTCGCCCCACTTGCAGGCGACGATGCCCGCCTCCTTGGCGCGGCGCTCCAGGTCCCGGATGCGGTCGGCTGTCTCGGGGAACCACATGTCGATCTCGTCCAGCTCGCCGGGCCGGGCGAAGCTCCCGCACAAGCACTCCCCGCTCATGTGCAGCAGGTCGGACACCTCGTTGCGGGGAACGGGGTCGCCGGCATCGGCGAAGTGCTTGCGGTAGGCGTTCATGTCGGCGTCGGTCCAGTGCACGATCGGGCTGACCCACACCACCGAGCCCTCGCGGTCGATCTCGTTCGCGTTGCGCATCCGGCGCTCGGACTCGTCCAGCCGCATCCCCGCCAGGAAGATCAGGCGCTGCCTTCTGGGCTGGTCGATGAAGCGGCGGCGGACCTTGCGCAGGGCGCGCTCTTTGAGGCGGGTGTACATGAACTGGTGGCCTGCGGGCCCCGGGAAGCCGCGCCAGACGGCCTCCCCGGCATGCTTGCCCATCTTGGCGTGCACATTTCCCAGGACCAGGTCGTCGTAGGAGTCGTCGGGGTGCTCCTCAATCAGTGGCAGCCGGTAGCTGAAGGTCGTCGCGCGGACGAACTCGCGGGTCTCCTCCACGCCGATGCCGGTGTTGATGTGCACCACGTGGGTGGCGCGCTTGCGCATCAGGTGCGTCAACACGGTGGAGTCGTTGCCGCCGGAGTAGAGGCACAGGATGCCCTGGAGGCTCTTGCCGTCAGCTCCGATGTCGGCGATGGCCCGGTCCAGAATTTCGTGGGACTGGGCGATCTTGTCGTGGATGCTCATGTGTAGCTGTCCTCGTCGATGTCGTCGCCCACATCGAGCAGGCGCAGCGAGAAGCGGTAGGTGTGCTCGTCCCACCACGCGGCCACCGGGTGCTTGCCGGGCCGTACCAGCTGCGACCAGGCGAACGGCGGCTGCTCGCCGCGGCGGTAGAAGTCGTCGGTGCCGTGCATGTCCAACACGTTCTGGACATGGCAGGCGTAGTCGCCGTCGTCGGTCCAGACGGGGGCGCGGTGCCCGCGCTGAGGGCAGTCGCGGGGGTGCCGCGCGTCGACCACCCGGAACGGCAGGTTGAAGCGCGGCACCACCAGCGTGTGTTCGGTCGAGACCCACATGTCAGGCCGCCGCCAGGTGCTCGACTTCGGCAGCCTCGCGCCCGGCCGCCCGGAAGGACTGTGCGGCGGCGCGGGCCAGGATGGCGTCGGTCAGCAGCTGCTGAAGCTCGGGTTCGCTGCGCAGCGCGGTGGCCATGGCTTCCTTGCCGTGCCAGCGGTGCCCCTCGGCCGAGAACCATCCGCCCGCGCCGGTGATGACGTCGAACAGGATGCCCATCGCGACGATCTCTTTGACGGTGTCATAATCCCCGGCGGCGAAACCCAGCACGGGAGCGTCGCGGAAGAAGTACGTCAGGGTCGCGATCTGGTGCGGGCTGGCGCCCTTGTTCTTGATGGTTTTGGCCTTGATCGTCTGACCGACCCGAATGGTGCCCTTTCCGGGACGGGCCTCGTCGATCCATTCATCACGCCGGACTTCCAGGCGCGTCCAGTAGAAATAATTCTTCGCATTTCCGCCGGGCGTGGTCAATGCGGGGCCGTGCGGTGAAAACCCGCCGATCTTCTCCCTGTATTGGTTGATGATGATGCCCAGCAGGGGCTTCTCTTCGCCGTTCATCGCGCGCTTGGAGGCGCGGCCCGCCTTGCGGCAAAACTTCCCCGTCAGCCGGGCGCCCAGCGCGACGACCAAATCCTCCATGCTCTTGTTGGCCTCTTCCCCAGCGATCAGCGCGGGGTAGGAGTCGAGCACGATGGCGTCCACCGAACGGGACTCGGCGAACTTGAGCATGGTGTCGTAGGCGTACTCCATGTCCTGGGTCGGGACCACGATGACGCGGTCCAGGTCGATGCCCAGGCGCTGAGCCTGCTCCGAGTCGAAGTGCTCGGCCGCGACCCACACGGTGACAAAGTCAGGGTCACGGCGCTGATTGGCGGCGATCGTCTTCTGCACGATCGCGGTCTTGCCGTGGGACTCTCGCCCGATGACCTCGGTCCACTGGTTGCCGGGGAACCCTCCCCCGAGCGTCAGGTCCAGGGCCAGGCTTCCGGAAGTGAACCGCGGCGGCGGCACGATCTCACTGGCCAACACGACCGCGTTGTCTCCGGCTTTCTTGTTGATGCTCGCGGCCAAGGCGAGAGCTTGTTCGTTGACAGGCATGTCGATCCCCCCGAATCGTCGAGCTGGTCAGATGCCGCACACACCGGTCGAGCAGGAGCGTTCGGCCGACTCCTCGAAGTACTCCACGCCCTCGCGGCCCACGGCCTCGCTATAGGGGACGGCGGTCAGAGGCTGTCGGCCTCGCGCACCGTCAGGGAAGACCGTCAGCCCGCGCAACAGCGGCAGGTATTTGGCGAGCATGTCGCCGAACTCAGCAGGCCCCATGGCCTGGCCGCCGAACGCGGGCAAGTTGAGGGTGCTGCTGATCCCCATGTCGATCCAGGTCTGGAGCCACGCCTGCATCCCGATCCGGCGTTCGGGGACGGCGGCCAGATCGACGGCGGTCTCGATGTCCTCGGGGTTGATGCCCGCGGCGATCAGGCGGCGCGCGGCCTCGTCCACCACGTACTGGTAGCGGGGCTGGCCGTCGGCGAAGTAGCGGCGCTTGTAGGCCAGGCTGTACAGCGGCTCGATGCCCGAGGAGGTCTCCCCCAGGATCGCGATCGTCCCGGTGGGGGCGATGGCGCGCTTGGCCACCGGGCGCGACACCTTCAGCCGGTCGGCGTACTTGATCGCGGCGGAATCCGAGACTCCGGCATACACGTCCAGCCAGCGGGCCAGCTCGACGTCTGGGGCGTACCGCTTGCCGCGGCGGATCAGCCACTCGTGGATGCCCATCAGCCCCAGGCCGATCCGGCGGTTGCGCTCGCGCACGTCCTCGACCTCGGGGTACGGGAGCGCCGAGTAGATAGTGCCGCACAGAAGGAATGCGGTGGCGACCTCGACGACGCGTTCCAGTTCGTCCAGGTCCTTGATGCGCGGCAGGTTGATCGACCCGAGGTTGCAAACGTCATCGGAGTCGTGGGAGGTGACCTCGCAGCAGGGGTTGCGCAGGTTCTCGCCTTCGTGTTCGCCGCAGTCGATGCTCAAGCCCGGTTCGCCGGTCAGCAGCATCTGCTCCACGGCGGTCTCGTAGATGCGGTGGGCCTTCTCGTGGGAGTCGTCGTCGGCGTTGTGGTAGGCGGCGAAGAACGCGTTGTCCAAGATCACCGAGATGTTGGTCTGGTCGAGCGGGGCGCCCATGCCCTGGGAGGCGGCCTGCTTCTCCAGGGAGTTCCACTGCTTGGCGGTGATGAATTCCTCGATGTCGTCGTGATCCCAGTGCAAGCCAGCCCACAGTGCCGACCTGCGCGACCCGCCGCCGCGGATGTACCGCCCGGTGTCGTTGATCATCTTCATGAGGGAGATGGGCCCGGTCGCCAGCCCACCGGTCCCCTTCACCCGCGCGCCCGCCGGGCGGATGTCGGAGTAGACCACGCCCAACCCGCCGCCGGTACCCAGGGTGAGCACCGCCTTGCGGGTCAGGTCCGCCCACCCTTCCCGGGAGTCGGCGGCGCGGACCAGGAAACAGTTGTTGACCTGGTTGACCTTGCGACCTGCGGCGTACAAGTACCGGCCGCCGGGGATGAACTTGCGGGCTCCCATGAACTCGGCCGCCTGGTCGGCCAGGTCGGGCAGCAACGGGCGCATCACGGTGTCGACGACGCGGCGGACGGTATCGGGCCAGGTCTCGCCGTCCTGGGCGTAGCGGACGCGGTAGATGTCGGCGGCGAAGCGGCTCATCTGGCCGTCGGCGACAACAGTGGTGGTCATGGTGCCCCCTGGTTATGCGATGCGGTCGACGACCTTGGTGGGCTGGAAGCCCTCGGTCGGCAGTTGCCGGGCCGCCCGGGTGGGCTGCTCGGAGGTCAGGTGGGAGGGCAGGGAGGCACCGGAGGTGGAGTGGCGCACCGGGTAGCCGCAGTCGAAGCAGCGGGCGCCGCCGCCCAGGCCGGCGACGGTGAAGTAGTTGCCCGAGTGGCAGTCGGGGCAGCGCAGGTTCTGCCGGGCGGAGGCGGCCTTGCTGGCGGCGACCTGGGCATGGCTCTGCTCGTCCTGCGAGGCGAGCGGCTGCGGGGTGTGCGGGGTAGAGGGGTAGGCCCACCACGGAAGCTGCTGACCGGCCGGAGTCTGCTGCACCGGCGCGGCCGGGGGCGCCGGGCGGGGGTTGCCGAGTTTGTTGTCCCAGAATCCAGACATCTGTTGCTCCTCTAACCCAAGTGGCCTTCGTCGATCAGGTGCGCGACGATCGTTTTGGTGGTGGCGGCGATCAGCGCGGCATACTGGGCGACCAGCGCTTCGGCGACCTCGGGCTCGGTCTCCACTCCCTCGACCAGGGAGGCGGTGACGATCAGGCGGGCCAACTGCGGGGCGTAACGCGCGATGACGGGCTCGACCGGCGCGGTGGCGGCCAGGCGCTGGTGGGAGGCGTAGTGCTCGGCTTCGGACACCTCGGGGCCGGGCGGGACCAGCCCGATGCTGGCCAGCACTCGCTCGACCTGGTCGCACGGCAGGGTGTCCCAGGCCAGCTGGCGGGTGATCGGCAGTGTCATCTCAGGCGGCAGCATCATCGGCACCCTTCGTCTCGGCGCGGCGGGCACGGCGCGCGGCGTTGGTGCAGGTGCGGCATTCGCGACGCCCAGCGCGAGTGGTGAGGTTGTCGCCGGCAAGCTCGTGACCGCGAATGCAGTGGGTCTTGCGCTTGTTCTGCGCGGCCGGGCCAGTGCCGCGCAACGCGTTCTCCCCCCGGCTGAGCACGATGCAGTGACCGACCGCCGGGCGAACACAGGTGCGGTTGACGCACTCGTGCTCGATCGTCATCTCCGGCGGGATCGGTCCGACCAGCCACTCGTACGCCTGGCGGTGGGCCCGGACGTTCGTGGACCGCCAGCCCGACCCGGTGTTGCGGTACTGCAAGGAGAATTCGCCGTAGCCGTCGCGGTTGACGTTTCCCATCCACTCCCAGCAGCCGTCGGGGTGGTCAGGGTCCTTGTCGACCAGCGCCCAGAAGCGGTTCCAGTCGGCGTGCTGCTGCGCGGGCGTCTGCATCACTTGGCCTCCGCCCAGCAGTCGACGATCTTGACGTCGGTGGTGAGCGGGACCTTCAAAAGGTCGGCGATGCCGGGTCCGACCATCGCCTGCTCCAAGCCCTTGGCGCACTGCTCGGCGATCTCCTCGGGAGCCACGCACACCAGCTCGTCGTGGATCGTCAGCGCCATGCGCGCCCCGGCCGGAAGCGCATCGGGAAGCCGGGTGATCGCCAGCTTCATCAGGTCCGCGCCGCTGCCTTGGATCAAGCTGTTGAAGATCTGCCGTTCGGCCTTCTTCCTGATGCCGTCCTCGCGGGCGCACAGCTCGGGCACGCGCCGGTAGCGGCCCAGCAGCGTGCGCACGTGCGGGGGCTTGCGGCGGCGGGCCTCGGCGATCACGCGCTTTTTGAACCGGTAGATCTCGGGGAACAGCTGCTCGTGCTTGCGCATGAACTTCTTGGCCTCGGCGACGGTGATGCCCGCCATCTGCGCGACCTTCCCGGGTCCGGCCCCGTAGACCACGGCGAAGTTCAATCCCTTGGCGCACTGCCTCTGGGCTTTGGTGACCTGGAGGGGGGTGACGCCGAAGACCGTGGCGGCGGTGGCGGTGTGGGGGTCGATGCCGCGCAGGATGCCCTCGTACAGGGCGCCCTCGCCCAGGTAGTGGGCCAAGATCACCAGTTCGACCTGGCCGTAGTCGGCGACCACCAGCTTGTGGACGGGCGGCGCGACGAACAGCGACCGGATCGGCTTGCCCCACACGGTGTCCGGCCTGGGGATGTTCTGGAGGTTGGGCTGGAAGGAGGAGAACCTTCCGGTGACGGTCCCGTACTGGCACAGGTTGGTGTGCACGGTGAGGCGGCCAGGGACCTGGTCGTCGAACACGATGGGCTCGCGGTCCTTTTCCGGGTCGCCCAGGTAGCCGTCCACATATGTCGACAGCAGCTTGCTGGTCTCGGCGTAGTCCAGCAGCGCGTCCACCACGGCGTCGCCGCGGTGAGGCTCCAGGGCTTCGGCGCTGGTGGAGGGCTGCCCGGTGTCGGTGAGCTGGAGAACCTTCAGGCCCCGGCCGCCCTCGGACTTGGGTGCGAACAGCAGGCGTTGCTTTTGTTGGGTGGAGGCGACGTTGAACTCGCGACCGGCGACGGTGTGGCAGGCGGCCAGGCGGCGCGCGGTCTCGTCGGTCAGCTCGACCTTGAGCTTGCTCAGCGCGTCGGCGTCCAGCATGGTGCCCGCCTTGAACGCCGGCAGCAGCTGCTCCAGCACACCCATCTCCAGGTCCATCACGCCGGTCAGGTCGCGCTCGGCGATCATGCGGCGGTAGCGCCGGTACAGAAGCCAGGTGTAGTGGGAGTCCAGGTAGGAGTAGGTCGTGACCTTGGAGAAGGGGTGCTTCTCCACGCACTTGCCGACGTCTTCGGTGTCGTAGGCGTGGCCGTACAGGCGCTTGACGGTCGGCTTGAGACCCTTCTGCACGTTCTCGTTGAGCAGCCACCCGGCCACGATGGTGTCGAAGTAGGGGGGCGGGGGGATCTGTCCGCCGGGCAGGTGCTGGGAGACCGCGACCGCGTCGGTGGGCATGGAGTGGGCGACCTTGATCCGGTCGGACATGAAGATCGGGGCGAGGGTGTCGAAGACTTGGCGGCGATCCAGCTGGGCCGGGGGCTGCTCCCAGACCGGATGACGCCGGTTGATCATCTTGCCGTTCTTGTCGGGGGTGGGGACGATGCGCTCGCCGACGACGGTGTCCCCGATCGGGTGCCCCATCGGGATGGTCCAGGCGTTGCCGCCGCCGGTGGCGATCGACAACCAGGTCACATTGCAGCGGGCCGGGACGCCGCGGTGGGCTCCCGCCGCCTCGATGTCGAAGGCGAACGCGTTGCGGGTGGACAGCACGGCGGCCACGTGGGCGAGGTGGTCAGGGGTGGTGACCACTCGGCGTGTGAACCGCATTGCGTGTCCTTTCTGGTAGGGCGGGGCCAAGGGGCGTCGACTCCTCTTCCCGGAGTCGACGCCCCCGGCGCGGGGTGGGTGTCAGGCGGCGACCGCTTCGACGACCTCGCGCAGCTCGGCGCGGGTCTTGCGCTCCACCAGGTCGTCGTGCTTCCACCGCTCGACCTTGAACTGCTTCAGCTCGGCGTCGGTGAGCGGCGTGATGCCGTGGTCCTCCTCCAGATCGCGCAGCTTGACCGCGTCGACCCGGTACTTGGTCTTCAAGCCGCTGCCAGTGCGGGTGACCAGGAAGTAGAGGTCGTCGCGGTTGATCGGGCTGGTGCGGTCCTTGGCGGCGAACTCGACCAGCAGGTCCGCCACCATCGGCCCGACCGTCCAAACCTTCAGCTCGGGCTCGGCCGAAGAGTCGCCGTCGGCGTTCATCAGGACGACGTTGAAAGAGACCTGCAATCTGGGGTCGTTGCCCAGCTCGTCGCACAGCGGGCAGTTCTCGCGCAGGCAGACGAAGCCGCGCTGGCCCTCGGTGCGGTCCAGCCAGTGCTGGTAGTAGGCGGCGACCGGCTCGTCATCCAAGATCTTGATGACGGTGTCGGTGTCCTCCTCGATCTTCAGGTTGGAGGCGAAGCCGCCCGACTCGGCACGCAGGGTCTTGTAGGACCCCCAGCCTGTGCCCGAGGTGGCCGGGGCCTTGCCCTCGCTGGCGCCACGGTCGAACGCCTTGCGGGCGGCGTTGGAGGGGTGGTTGCGCTTGGACTCGGCGATCTGGTCCTGGATCTCGTCGATCTCCTCGCGGGTGATCTCCTCAGCCTCGGCCGCCTTGCGGGCACGGCGTTCGTCCAGGCTGGTGACGATCTTCTCGGCGGTCTCGGCGGTGCGTGCCCGGCGCTTGTTGTCGACCTCGATGTCGTTCTCGGTGGGCTCAGGCAGGTCGCGAGCGGTGGATGCGTTGGTCGTCGCGGCAGGGCGACGGGAGATGGTGCGCGGCACGGGTGGGTGTCCTTACTCTTCGTCGTGGGTGTTCTGGGTGACCAGTGGGTGGCGCAGGACGTAGGAGCCGCTCTCGCCGGTGGTGGCGGCGGCGTCGATCAGCTCGACGGAGGTGGCCTTCTCCAGCAGCTCACCGAGCTGGTCGAAGAACTCCTCGGGGCGCTGGGCCAGCTCGTGGTTGTCGTCGCTGGTCAGCTCGACCTCCGCGCCGACTTCGAGCCACTCGTACTTGCCCATGGCGATGTGGTGCCGGATGCTGCGGGTGATCTTCATGCGGCCTGGGCTCCCTGGCTGGTGTCGTTGCTGGTGGCCAAGTCGAGTTCGGAGACGTGGTGCAGGTAGCCCAGGCCGTCGGTCTTGCCGTAGACCACCTCGTCGTCCAAGGGCAGGCCCGCGTTGAAGGAGTGGATCGCGTAGTCCAGGCAGGCGATGGTGCCTCCGCTGGACATCCAGGACTGTCCGCCGACGCGGTCCCACCAGTCCTCGATGACGTAGGAGTCGCCGGTGGCGGCGATGGTCACGGTCTGGCCTGCGTTGGGGTGGGGTTCGCTGTGCAGCATTACGCCGCCTCCTGGTGGGTGTCGGTGCGGGCGGCGCGGGCGCGGGCGGCCTCTTCCAGGCCGGTGAACAGCTCGGCGACGCGGGTCTTGAAGCGGGTCTGGCCCAAGGGGCGGCGCGAGGAGTTGAGGATGCCTTCCTCGTGGGCGATCTTCAGAATCCCCTGCACCTGCTCGCGGGTGTAGAGCCGCTTGCGGGCGCGCGGGTCCTGGGACGGCGAGCGCAGCCGGGTCGGCGGGATGACACCCTCGGCTTCCCACTTGCGCAGGGTGACGGCTTTGCGCCCGAGGATGTCGGCCAGCTGCCCGACCGTGTAGAGGTCGATCACCTCGCCCTGGCAGCGCCAGGGCTGCGGGCGGATGTGGTCGGGGATTTCCGGGACCGCGTTGGAGGTGGCCGGGCGAAGGTGGCGGCCGTTGCGGTTGATCGGCGTGCGAGAGCCCGGGTAATACTCGGTCATGCCGCCACGTCCTTCAATGCGAAGGACTCGGACTGCTCCAGGATCTTGTCCAGCTCGTCATCGGTGAGCTTGTCTTCGGCGTACAACGCGAAGATTGCTTCTGGGTTGATGACGGTGATGACCTGGGCGGCCTCGCCCCACAGGCCCTTTTCCTTCAGGATGTCTTCGGCGATCTGCTCGTTCACGCGCGAGGAGACACGACGTTCCATCTTCAGCGAGGTGATGGACTTGTCGCCGTTTTCGATGGCATCCTTCAGGGGCAGATACACCGACCCCCGGTCATCTCGTTCGCCGTGCTTGTAGATGATGCCGGCCAAGTCGCCGCGCACCAGATCCATGCGGTTCTTCAGGGCCGCAGCCTCGCGCTTCAGCATGAAGTACTGGGCGGCGAGGCGATGAGCAATAACGTCTTCCGGGCAGGCTGGCGCCGCCGTTTCAGACATGGCTGTCCCCTTGTTTGAGTACCCGAGGTAGAAACTCGTCGTCCGGTTTCCGGCACGTCGAGTTGCTATTAAGGTACCCCTGGGGTAACGGACATATCGGGCGGCATTAATTCTTGACCACTGGCGTGGCCCGATTTACGCAATGGCGGCGGGCGGGCCCACCGACCAAAGTGCTCCTTCGGAACTTTCAAAGTGCGGTCGCTTCACATTGTCCGACTCGTGTTGCTATTCAAGCCGGGGCGACCTGGCCGAAATCATCGGATCGGTTTTGAATGGCTTGACGTTCAATATCCGGGGGCACCCTGGAGTTCCTCGTCGTCCTCCCAGACGGTGCCGGTCCAGTCGGCGGCCACCACGTGCCGGGTCTGGCCGCGCTCCCAGTGCCCCTCGGCGGTGCGGGTGCCGTGGCGCAGGATCATGAACTCGTCGGGGCCGTGGCCAGTGCGGGTGTGGGTGCGGATCAGTTTGAGCAGGTCCCCGTCGGCGCGCAGCTCCCACACGTGATCGACGTCGTCGCTCTTGGAGGAGTGGCCTCGTGCGCCCTGGCCACGGTCCTTGCCGAAGTGGTCCAGGCGGACCGTGGCGATCCCTTCGCTCTTGAGCGGCATGAGTGTGCAGGTGTAGAGGCCGTGCCAGGTGCTCGATTCGTTCTCTTTGCCTTGGACGAAGCGGCTGACGGTGTCGATGAACACCACCTGGGCCCCGTACTCCAGGACCAGGTCGACCATCTGGGCTCCGCCTGCTGCCGAGTTGAGCGGAGATATCTCGGGGAACGGGACGTACAGCAGGTTCTCCAGCTGGCCAGGTTCGGCGCCGAAGGCGTGGAAGCGTTCCTGGATGACGCGCAGGCCGTTCTCCTTGTCCAGGTAGGCCACGCGCACCGGCTCGGTCTTGTCCCAGCCCAGAAACGGCAGGCCCGCGGCCATGCGCCAGGCCCACTCCTGGGAGAACAGCGACTTGCCGGCCTTGGCGTCGCCGACCAGCGCGACGTGTTCGCCTTTGGCCATGAGGCGTCCGGCCAGCCAAGGAACCTCGCCGAAGTCGGTGGCCAGGAAGCTGGACCAGTTCAGGTGTGGCTCGACCGAGATCTCTTTGAGCTGGTCGAAGCCGTAGCCCGCTTCCAGGTGGTCGGTCAGGTCGGCGCCCTTACCGGTGGCGCGGCCCCGTACGACCTTGAGGGAGGCTGCGACCGGTTTGAGGGCCTTGTAGACGGCGCGGGCGTGGGCGAGCCCTGCTTCGTCGTGGTCGGCGATGATGACCGCGTGGACACCAGCGAGCTGTTGGGTGTACTCGGGCAGCCACTTGGTGGACTGGCTGTCCTTGCTGGCACCCTCGTGGTTTGTCGTGGCGACCTGGCCCATCTTGCGGGCGGACTCGACGTCCTTCTCGCCTTCGACGATGTACACGGTCTCGCCCGCGGCGACAGCGCGGCGCACCTGAGGCAGGTTGTACAGCACCTTGCGGGCATCGCCGAGACCCGGGGCAAGGCCACCCTCGGTGTAGTGCAGGATCGTGAAGTCCTTGCCGGGCTTGCGGCGCTTCATGAACAGGCCGGCGCCCAGCTCGTCGGTGTAGATGTAGTCGGCCGCCGCGCGGTCGCACACGGCACCGAAACTCAGGCCGAGCGCTTCGAGGATGCTGCGTGGGGTGCAGCCGGTGTGGCAGTAGAGCACGACCGGCTGGGTGTCGCCTTCTTTGATCGACAGGGAGGCTTTGCCGTCGTCGTGGGCAGGGCAGCGCGCCATCCAGCCCTGCCCACTGGGACGTACGTCCTCCAGCAGGCCAAGGATCTCCTCCAGGGCGAAGCCGGTGCGGATGTTGTCGCGCGCCAGCAGGTACTGCGACCAGCTCATGAGGGATCTCCTTGTGTCTGCGCGGTGGCCTGGTTACAAGCCAAGTGCGGCCAGGCTGGCGGCGGGATTGTCGGGGTCGACGACCACGCCTCGACCGGCTGGGTAGGAAAACTGCCTGCCCGGTTCGGGATCGAGTACGGCCACTACGTGCGGCTGGCACGACAGCTCGCGGCCGTGCTGACTCGGTGTGGTGGCGTACACCTGGCCGATCGGCAGGTCTGACAGGCGTTCGGCCAGCGCTTCGGCGTCCAGCAGGTGGGTGACCACGTCTACGCCCCAGTCGTGGCCCCACAGGTGCCAGATCACTTTGGTGGCGGCCGGGTTGATCTCCCACCTGCGCGGGTCGGTGAACGAGCGGCAGCCCAGGCCACGCCACCAGCGGTGGGTGGTGCGCTTGGGCGGCAACCCCACCAGTCCCTCGAACACCAGATGGATGCGGGGGACGATCTCGTTGGAGATGTCACCCCCTTGCATCGGTGCCTCCGGTCATCGGCACCAGCGTGGCGGCCTCGCGCTCCAGCAGGTTCATCAGCGCCGGGTGGATCTCGGTCAGCTGACGTTTGCCCAGCCAGGTGGTGACGACTGTGGGGCGGCCGTCGTTGTAGCGATCCGACACCAGCTGGTACAGGGTGCTCTCGGCGTAGCCGGTGGCGGTGCGGTGTTCGCCTCCCAGCTGGTCCAGCACCAGCAGGTCGGCGTCCTGGTACTCGCTGATACGTTCGGAAACATCGGTATCGAATCTTCCGAGGATGGTTTGTTTGGCGGCCACGTAGTCGTGCGCGGAGACGAAGCGGCACAGCTGCTTCTCCCGGGACTGGTAGGCCAGCTCGTAGAGCGCCGCGCAGGCCAGGTGGGACTTGCCGGTGCCGTGGGGTCCGGCCAGCAGGACCCCACGTGCTGAGCCGTTGCGGCTGCCCCACTCGCGCAAGTGCTGTAGCAGGATGTCGGCGGCGTTGCGCTGGTCGGCGTCGCGGGCTACGTAGTGGCTCAGGCGGTGGCCCCACAGGTGCCGGGGAACGCCGTACTTCTTGCGAACGGTGTCACTGGCGCGCATGCGGCGCAGGTCGGCTTCGCTTCTGGTGCGCACCCTCAGGTCGGTGACGGCGCTCATTCCCACTCCCATCCGGGGTTGCTGTTGCTGGAACCGGTGGGCTGGTCCCATGCCCAGGTGTCGCCGGTCTGGGCGGTGGGGCGGCGCACGATGGCCAGCAGCTTGTCGCGCTGCGACAGCAGGTCCATGCGTGCTCCGCGTTCGGGGCGGCGCAGGCCCGGGTCGGCCAGGTAGCGGTCGATCATCGCGCTGATCTCGTGCTCGGCGATGCCTCCGTTGATCCAGGCGTTGAGCGCGGAGGCGAGCTTGATGGTCTCGGGCTTGGACATGTACAGGTTGCAGTCGGGCAGGGCCTGGGCGAACTTCTCGGCCAGGTTGTAGCCCGGTGAACGGCGGCGGGAGTGCCGTCCTGCGGACTGGGCCGCGGGGTGCTCGGCAAGCGCCCCGGAGATCTCGACGACGTTCATCGGATCGAGCGCCGCGTCGGGGTCTGGGAGTCCGCGTGGGTGTTTCATGTCAGGCGTGCCCTCCGGTTCCGGGCCCTGGCCCGGTCTGAGGTAGGACGACGTAGTCGTACTACCGAAGAGGTTCTTAACGTCCTCCACCTGCGGTGGAGGACCGACAAGCACAGAAGAAATCTGCGCCGAGCACGGCTGGGTGTCAAAATCGGGGTTGGGATTCGCCTCGTCTATCAACTGGTGTCGCTCCGAATCGGATTCGGGACTAGTAACTGGTCCCATCGCAGCCTTGCGGTCACCTTGGGGTGTTATCACCCATCCTCCGCCGATATCTCTCACCGCGACTTTCCGGAGCGCGCGGAGAGCGGTTGTTTGGGGCATATCGGTTGCTTGCATGACTTCTTTGAGCGTGGCACCAGGCTGTATTTGCAGGACCCGCGCCACTGTCGCCTGCGCTTTAGAAAGGCGGGACGTCATCAGACAGTGGCGCAGCCGGAACCTTTTCCTCGACGGCAGCCCGCTTGGGCTCGCCCTTACTCGGTTCGGTGCGCTCGGCGGCGGCCTTGTAGTGGCCGACCGCGGCGTCCAGCTCGTTGGCCCAGGCACCGAGTGTCTCGATGATGCGGATGGCTTCCTTGATGCCTTCGTGGATGTTGGCCAGGGTTTCGCCGGCAAGTACGCCCGCCAGGGCTGTGGGCACCGGCGCCTGGCGGGCGGCGGGGATCGCGTGGTCGGCGGTGACGCGTTCCACCGGTTCGTCGGGCGTCGATTCGTTGGGGTCGTGCTCCAGCCTGAAGTCGTCCAGGCCGTCGGTGAGGCTACGCACGCCGTGGCCCTGTTCCAGCAGGGTGTAGACCAGGTCCCCGGTGGGGTCGTGGCTCTCGTCGAAGGCGGCCAGCGCGTGGATGACGTGCTCGGGGTGACGGCTGGCGAAGACGTCCAGCTGGGTCAGCACCTCCTCGACCACGTCCTCGGCCTGCACCAGCTCGGCTGAGGTGGGCAGGCCCGTCAGCGGCTGCCCTGCGGGGTGGATGAGCTGGAGCTGGACGTCGTTCTTGACGGCCCAGCCTGCGGCCTCGTTGACGGTGGCCAGGGCGCGGCCGGCCTGGTCGGGCAGGACCGCCAGCAGAAGGTGCGCCGGGCCACCGTCGGCCAGGTCGGTCAGCACGTCGTGCAGGTAGCGAGTGTTCACCTCGGCGGTGCCCGCGATCAAGATCATTTTTTGCATGCCGGGGTTATACGGGGAAGGAGATCCCGGAAGACGCAGGGCACGCGCACGCCTTTGTCAACGATCTTCTTTGCTTGACTAATGATCTTCGTCAAACCCTTAACGATCTCCCCTTATTTGGGCAAGGTGGTGATTCGATCTACCTCGACGGGAAGAGCAAAGGGCAAGTACTCAAGAATGATCTCCCTTACGCCTTGGACTGATCCCCCGGCTTTGTCAACGCGCCTGCTGCCCAAACCGGGATAAAAGAAGCTGCGGCTCTCGCCGCGGGCGTACTTGCCGCCGACGTACTCCCACCGGTAGTCGGTCGGGTTGGACTCGTAGGTGGGGTCGGCGTCGGGGACCGGCGGCTGGAAGCCGTCGCCGTCGAAGTAGGGCTGCAAGATCGTGCCGGTCTCCAGCAACACCCCGTCGATCGCCAGCACTCCCCCGTCGTCGCCATTGGCCGAGATCGTGATGGTTCCGGTGCGGGCGATAGCGCGGCCAGTCACCCAGAACCGCGCCCACCGGTGCTGCGGGTAGGGGCTGTCCTCGCCTCCCCCGTAGGGGACGCAGTCGAGGGTGTGCGGGCGTACCACGCTGGGCGGAGTCTCGGACGCGGCGTGCCAACTGGTATGGCCGCGACGGTTGTAGCGCATGGTGATGTCGCCGGTGTCGTCAGCGGGCTGTACGTCCACACCCCACGACGAGTCGGCATACGTCGAACGTGGCCCGCGCCAAGCGGCTTCGGCGCGGGACCCGAAGGTGTGGGGGCAGCCCCCGTAGGGGACGACCGTGTCGTCCTCGTCTGGGTAGGGGATCTCGTTGGTCCCGCCGCCGTAGGGGGTGTCGCCGTATTGGCCGGTGCCGTACGGGTAGTTCAGGGCTCCCTCGATCTCCACCATCCCGACCTGGTCGAATCCGGCCATGGTGACCTGGAGGTTGGTGACCGGCGGCTTGAGGTAGACGTAGCCCGACAGCGAGTACAGGTCGCCCGGTTCGGTGCCGGTGACGTTGATCGCCGCGCTGGCCTGGCCCAGTCCGGTGAAGGTGAGCGCCCCGAACGAGGTCCCGAACTTCGGCCCGATGGTGTTGCGGGCCAGCTCGGCGATCTCCTCAGGCGTGAGGTTCTCTTTCTCGGCTTCGGTGGGAGTGATCGGGTCGGGGATGCTGGCGCTCTGCGTCAGCTTCGCGACACCTGACGGCCGCCAGTGCTTGGTCGACACCTCGAAGGAGGGGTTGGGGATCAGGTTCAGCCGGGCCGGGAGCAGGGTGATGATGTGTTTGCGGGGCGCGGTGTACGGCGGCGGGCTGGGTTGGGCGGCGGTCTGAATGTCGACCGACACCCCGTCCAGCTGGATCAGGCCGTCGGCGGGAACGTTGTCGATCTGGAAAGCCACCTGCGCGTAGGCGGCGCGCTTCCACAACGGCTTGGTCTCCCCGGGCCGGTCGCCGCGCACCAGGTAGTCGCCGGGAGCCACCAGCGTGGTCCAGGGACGCTCGAACTTCCCGTCTTTGACGCCGGTCTTGTTGTTGGTGCCCACCGCCACGGCGTAGGTCATGGCGGGGTCGGAGTCGGTGGGTGCCCAGGCGGCGAAGTCATCGAAGCTGATCTCGGGGACCGCCACGGCCAGGCCGGCGTTCCCGTCGCAGCGCCCCCATGCCGACGCCGACATGGCCAGTGCCTGCTGCGGCACGATCGCCGCCGCCACCCGGCCGGTGCACACGGTGGTGATCTCCCCGGTCGCTGGGTCGGCGACGTCGCGGCAGATCATGTCGGCGCAGGTGATGTCGGCGTATGCCTCGACCGGCAGGTGCCGGTTGTCGCGGACCGAGGTGGAGGCGTTGGGTTCGCCCTCCCACACCGCGCCGTACTGGTCGCCGTCGACATATGCCGACAGCTCGCCCGACTCCACCTGCCAGCAGTCGATCTGGATGAAGGTGTCGATGGCCGGTGCGGCGTGGACGACGACGAACACCTCCGTGCCCGCGTCCACCGGTTCGGGGTGAGTGAGGTGGTGGCGCTGCCAGTCGCGGGTAAGGGTGGGGCTGATCTCTGCCAGGGGTTCGACCTGGCCGATCCGGTAGAGCCGAATCGACACCGGCAGAGCATCGGTCTTGCCGCGCAGGTACAGCGAGGCGGTGATGCCGTCGGCGGAGGTGGCGCTGACCCGGGCCGTCGGGCTGACCCACCCCTGTACGGGCGGGGCTTGGCCGGTGGCGGGGAGCATCACTTGCAGGGTGGTCTCGCCCTGCTCGACGCCGCCGATCGGCGGGACCGGATCGGTTTCGGCTCCTGCGGAGAGCTGCACCAGGCGGGCATCGCCGGCAGCGGTCCCGTCGATCCCTGCCTCGAAGCTTGGGTTCAGCACCCAGTTTCGGGTCAGGTCCTTGGCGGTCGCGCTCATCGGTAGGACACCCCCACGTTGCCGTTTTTGGGATTGAGGGTCACGCCGGGCACCGTGAGCACCTTGGTCCCGTTGATGTAGACCGTGGCCGTGGTGGAGCCGGTGAGCTCCACCATCAGCCGGTCCCCGTCGCGCACGACCTTGCCGCCGTAGGTGCCCAGCTGGGTCACCTTGCCGTCGGCGGCCACCTGTTCAAGGGCGGTGCGCGTGGCGCGGATGTGGGAGTTGTTGGTGGTGTCGTAGCGGGCGACGATCGCCTGCGGCGCTGCGGTGTCTGCGCTGGGGTTGGTCGTGCGGATGGTGGCGGCGACGCGCAGGTTCTCGGCGCCGTTCAGTCCGGTGTCGACGACGCTGACCGAAGGCGCTCCCATATCGACCGGGTGCCAGACTCCCCCGCTGGGGATCACCGACCCGGGTGGCAATGCCCCCATGGTGGTGGTGAACGCGCCCTTGACGTCCTTCCAGGTGGCGGCCCCGACCTCGACCGGACGGCGGCCGGTGGCCGGGGAGTCGCTGGTGAAGGAGTCGAACAGGGCGGTGCTGGCGGCGGCAGGGGTCCACGTGGCGTTGGCGGGCATACCGATCGGTTCGCCGTGCTCGTCGAACCAGGCCACGCCGACCTTGACCGGAAGCGCGCCGCCGGTCGCATGACGCAGATATCCGGCGATGGTGATGGCCAGGCGGTCATCAGCGCGTGAGGCTTGTGTCCACCAGGAGGTCGAGCCCGCCCGGTCGGGGATGACGCCCTGGCTGCGGCGTACCGCCTGGTACACGCGGCGGTTCCATTCCACCAGCTCCCCCACCTGGTATTCGCGGCTGGGTAGCCAGGGCTGGGTAGCGCGCGGAAGGGGGACGCCGTCGGCGATGACCTGCATCGGGTCGAGCGATGGTTCGCGGCCAGAGGCGGGGGCGGCGGGGTCCTTGAACCGTCGAGAGACCGACTTGAGGACGACTGAGCGGGAAGCGGTGTCCTTGTTCCGGACGTTCAACAGATTAGCGGTCTCAAAGCCACCAAGATCCGGACGCGTCGCGGCGGTAGAGCCTGGGCCCTGCGGGCTGTACTGGACCTCCCACCAGTCCCCCGTGTCCTTGGATACCCCGACAACGATCACTTCCCAGGTGAACGGGCCGCCGGTGAGCTTGTTGCGCACGGTGGGGTCAGCGGCCAGGGTGTCGCCCAGGCGTTTCCAGGCGTCGGTGTCCTTGGTGGGGTCGGGGATGTCAGCGCAGCCGTAGGCGTCGCGCTTGGCCTCGTACCAGGCGCCCACCCCTTGGTCGTGCTGTACGCGGGTGCCCTTGGGGTAGTAGACCAGCGGCGACCACATCTCGTACTGCGGGTGCACGAACGACGACTCGTCCATGGTCAGCATCAGGTTGCCGGTCACGCGGACGGAGATGTCCCAGCCGGTCATGATGCGAATCCAGTGCCGCAGCCCCTCCACGGTCCCCTTCTCGCGGATCACGTGGGAGTAGGCCATCAGACGGCGGCGCAGCAGGGTGGCCGAGTCGCGCGGATCGGCGTAACAGCCCAGTTGGAGCGCGGCGTTGATGAGGTTGCGGTGGTGGGTGAAGCCGATGTCGTTGAGGCGCAGCAGCGGCTCGTGCATCGAGCGCAGGTGGTCGACTCCGGCGGCGAACATCGCCAGGAACTTCTTGAGGTCTTCGTTCTCGGGTTGGGTGAGCAGCGTGGTCAGCTCGCCGCCCAGGTACCGGTGCCAGATGGGCACGCGTTCGAGCAGCCAGTTGTGCGAGTCCTTGTCGGCGACGACCAGCACGCTCGCGCCGCCCGCGCGTTGCCAGCGCTTGTCGACCGGGTCCAGCACGAAGATGGCGTAGTACTGGTAGCCGCCGGGGGTGATGGTGGTGTCGCTGGTGGCGGTCTGCGGCTCGTCGGGGGTGGCGTCGATGATGACCTGACCGTCACCGGGGCCCGCAGGGTATCCGGCGACCGACCTGACCAGACGCAGCCGCTCCCAGTCAGCGACCGGCAGCGTCCAGGAGATCGCCAGGTGTTCGTAGTCGGTCTGGGTGACCACGAACGGCTGCACCGAGTAGTCCACGACGCGGCGCTGCCCGTATTTCGTCAGCCCGTAGTAGTCGAGTGCGTAAGTCGCCATGCCCTCCCCCCTTTCACTTCTTTCGGAGCCAGACCGCGGAAAGATTGCCCCTGATCTGCATGCGGCGGCCCGAGTGCTGGGACACCAGCGCGCGGATCAGCCACCCCTTGTTCAGCGGCAGCACGCACGCCACGCTCTGACGGACACCGCGGGACTTACGCAGGTGCGGCAGGCCCGCGTCGCACGTCAGCTCGTACATGTGACGGCCGGTCTTGGGGTCGGCGCGGGTGATCTTGAGCAGCCGGTGTCCGACCGTCCGCGAGGTGGGGTACCAGTACACATAACCCGTCAGCAGCCATAGCCCGCTCTCAGGGATCAAGATGCCGCGACCGCCCTTGTCGAACCCGCCCATCGGCGCGCTGAAGTTGGTCACCTTCAGTGGCCAGTCGTCCACCAGGTAGGGGTTGGAGCGCACCCACTGGGGCTTGATGCTGGTGACGATCGCCGGTCGTTCCTCGTTCCACGTCAGGCCCCTCAACCTGTCGCGGATGTCCTTGTAGGTGCGGGTGCCGCCGGTCGGCCGTGGGTCACGTGACGGGTTGACCTTGGGCCCCAGCAGCGTCGGCTCGATACCGATCGTCTGTTGGATCGCCCGGATCTCGTCTTGCAGGAGGTTGACGTGCGCGGCCAGCACGTCATCGACGTAGTCCTTCTTGGGCTCGAAGGTCTTGACGCCTTTGGGGTATGTCGCCATGGCGGCCTCACTTACAGATCGTGGTGCGGTCGCCGACGGCGACGTTGATGGTCCCGGCGGTGGGCAGCTCGATGGGCCTCAGGCCCAGGTCGCGCAGCTCGGGGTTCTTGTCGGTGCCGCCCTTGCGCATGAGCTTGGTGACGCGCGCCGAGTAGACGCCTTCCAGCCGCATCAGCTCGGCGACGATCGCCGAGACGCTGATGCACATGCCGAATTCAGTGCGGTCGGGGCTCAGGAGTCGGCTGACGGCTTCCTTGGCGCGGAACTTCGCGTGCGCCACGTCGGTGCGCGGTTCCAGCCACAGGGTGACCCCTACGTCGATCGGGACCAGTTTGGGCCCGGCCACCGACACAGTGATGCCCGCCTGGATGCGTCCGCGCAGGTGCTCATAGATCCGCTCGATCATCCGGGCGTTGGGAGAGCTGCCGCCCGGCCCGGCGACGAACACGTTCACCGACGAGAAGTGCTCGGCGATGGCGGTGGCCTTGACCACGCCCGGCACGCTCAAGGCTTCCTGCTTGTAATCGTCGATCGACACGCACCGGTCCTGGGTGCGGTACTGGAGCGGGGCGGTGCCGCGGATCGACTCGGTGGATTCGGGGTCGGCTCCGCCGCGCATTTCGGTGGAGCGCGGCTGGCCGCCGCCGTCGGGCGCCAGTTCGACGCCGTAGATGTTCTCCGACGCGATCATGACGATCTTGCCGGAGTCCAGGTTGCCCTTGATCCCGTCGGCGACCCGGAACGTGGCGCGGATCTGCTGGTCTCTGCTGGGAATGGCGCCGGTGATGCCGTCGCCGAACCGCACCCAGGTGACACCGTTGGAGTCGGTGCGGACGGTGAACGCTTTGTCGCTGGGGTCGGCGTCCACGATGTGGTCCACGCGGGCCCACGGGGAGGGTCCGTAGGCTTCGACGACCTCGATCTTCACGGTGTCGTGGAGAACGCCGGTGCGTGGGAGCCGGAAGCGTTGCCCGGCCTCGCCGGTGGATGTGCCCACCAGTTGGTCGCGGACCGTCTCGCCTTGGGTGACCTTGATTTCGGTCGGGCTGTGGTCGGCGGGGATCGTCACGTCGGCGTCGGACTCGAAGATGATCACTTCGTCGGACTCGATGTCGAGTTCGGCGGCGAACTGGGTTCCTGCCTTGAGGATCACCGCGGCGGGGGCGTCGTCTTCGGTCTTGACCCATACTGCGCCTTGTGCGGGTGCGCCGTTGTGCGGCAGATATCCCAGCATGTCGGCGATGGCCAGCACGCTCATGCGTTGGGTGGCCGTCGGCAGGAATGCTTCCATCGCCGCGCGGTCGCAGTTATAGCTGAGCAGGTCGGTGATGTAGGAGAACAGTTCCGTCATCAAGACGCCGAAGTCGCCTTCAGACCTGGAGGTCCATTCTGGAAAAACCTGCCGCGCGTACTCCAGAAGGGCAGTTTTGGCCATCTGGTAGTCACGCGCGGTGTAATCAATCAGCGGGTCAGCCACGGGACACCTCGAAGCAGGGCTTCGGCCTATCCCGTGTCAGTTCTCCGCTGGCGCGAAAGCAAGTCGGTTGGTTTTATTGTCGCCCGGACGTGTGCCGGATACCGAATATCAGCCGCGTATAACCTCGGTGACTCGGCCGCCGACGTGAACGGTGGCCGTGTTGACGTAGGAGTCGCCGGCGTGGGTGCCGGGGCTGTCGACGGTGGCGATGTCGAGTTCGACCTTGGCTAGGCCCTGGTCGTTGTAGGTCGGGCGCACTCCGCGGAGTTTGATGCCCGGCTCCCATTTCCCCAGGCCCGTGGCGACACGGTCGACGATTTCTCCGCTGACTTCTTGGGTGTTGTTTTCAAACACCAGCTCGATCAGCGAGCAGCCGTAGGGCGTCATCATGACGCGCTCACCGTTGGTGGTGGCGGCCAAGCCCATGGCGTGGGCGTTGATCTGGCGGTCGGGGTCTTCCTGGACGGCGACGCGGCCAGTGCTGTCCAGCCGGAACGGAACGGCGATCTCTTTGGGCATGGTGGTCTCCTCACGGCCCCGGCGGCGGGACGGGTGGTGGTGTTGCGGCGCTGCCGCCGATCCAGACCGGTTGGCGGATGTCTCCCCCCAGGAACATCACCAGCACTTGGTCGCCGGGGGCGGGCATCGCCACAGGGATGATCATCGGTGAGGCCCACTGGCAGACTGCGCTGCCCAGCACGTGCGGGACGCGGGCGCGGATGCGTGTGTTGTGTACGGCGGTGACCGTGGCGGGGTAGATGCCGCAGTGCTGGGTCATGGGTGGTCCTGGTGGGCGGTGTGCGGATGGTGGATGGAGGGTCGCTGGATGTTGGCGATCCAGCGTTGGACGCCGGTGTCGGGGTCAGGCACCAAGTGCATGCCGCCGCCGGTGGAGGCGTTGTGGACGTCGGCGGTGGTGTAGCCGGTGTTGCGGTTGCGGACCAGGCGGACCTGGGTGTTGTAGAAGCCAGTGAGCGGGTCACCGAGTTGGGGGGTCCCCAGGCGGTGCCGGGCGGCGGTGATCAGCCAGGTTCCCTCCGCGTGCCGGGGCAGCGCTTGGCCGACCAGCCGGATCAGCCGCCCGGGACGCAGCCGCGGTGACCCTCGCAGGTCGGCTTCGGCCACCAGCCAGTCGGCGTTGGCGGCCGATTCGGCTCGGGCCAGCGCACGGGCCTCTCCGAAGGACGCGGCCGGGCGTGGGTTCTTGATCTGTTTGAGGGTGCCCGTGCCGGAGGTGGCAGCCACGGTGCGGCCGGTGGTGCGGTCCAGGCCGTACACGGTGCGGGTGGCCTTCACGCCGCCCACGGGGGTCTGGGTGCCGGCGATCATCTCAAAGCGGGTGACGTCGGCGACCTGGTGGCCGAACCAGTAGGTGGGGATGTCATTGCTGAGCCCGCCAGCCAGATAGGTCCGCGGGTGCAGCAGGGTCGCGTCGGGGCCGTCGATGTGCAGCCGGTAGCCGTTCTCGGCGGCGCGGTCGAGCAGGAACTGCCAATCGCTCTGGTCGGCGGATTGGGCCAGGTACCGGTGCCGGATCGGGGTGGTGTCGGTGACTGGCGACAGGCCCGCGCCCAAGGCGATCCTGCGGGTGATGTAGGAGTCGGTGACGCTGCGCCAGGACCGCACGTGCCCACAGTTCAGCGGCCAGGAGGTGCCGATCAGGACGTAGGAGAACGTCTGGGCCTGTGGGGTGCCCGCCGACCGGTCGCGCAGGAACTCGGCGTGATGCACGTATCCGTACCAGCGGTCGGTGTCGCCGGTGCTGCCGTAGCCCAGCGCCACCGGGGAGCCTTCAGGCCAGGTCTGCCGGTTGCGGTTGCCCGCTAGCTGGCCGGTCAGCTGGACGAAAGCCAGGGTGTGCCTGCCGAATTCCTGCCGAATCTCCAAGCTGTGGATGGCGCCGGGGTTGGTCACCCCGTCGGGCGGGCGCAGCAGCTGGGTGACCGGAAGCGACCATTGGCTGTCGGGAGTGCTAGTCACGGGGCACCCGCAACTCGGTGTCGGGCGGCAGGTCGAAGAAGTCGACGATCTCGGGGTTGGCGTCGGCGATGCGCCACCACTGCTGGTCGTCGCCGTAGACCTCGTACGCCAGCTGGTCGAGACGGCGCGGCCCCAAGAGCACCTTGGTGTAGGAGAAGACGAACGGGCCCTGCTCGCCGGGGTACATGGTGTTGCGGACCTGTCCGTTGACCTCGACGGGCACGACATTGGCGCCGTAGTAGCGCGAAGACGCCGGAATAGCCATCAGTTGCCTCCTGCTCGCCCGGCACGGCCGCCCGCGTCATCGCCGCTGCCACCGTCGGTGCTTTGCTGCTGTTCCTGAAGGCGGTAGTTCGGGGGCGGCAACAGCGTGATGTTGGTACTGATCACGCACCGGTTGGGCACCAAGTAAGCAGTGAAGTGCGTGTAGCTGACCGAAAAATTCAGGATGTAGCCGTAGTAGCGCAGTGGCCCCAGTTCCAGCATCACGGTGGTGGGCGACGGAGGAACGGTCAGGGTGTTGCGAATGTAGGGTCCCTGGTACTGCGGTGAACCGGCGAAGTTGAAGAACTCGGCGTTCATGTCGAAGTTGCTCATGCCGAGCATCTCGTGGAAGACCTGCACGTCGACCAGGACGCCCATCTCCTGGGCCAGGGTGCCTTTGCCTTTGCCGGGCTTCAGCCAGGTCTCGTAGGTGCGGTCGCACAGCAGTTGCAGCGAGATGTTGCCGGTGTTGGGTTCGGAAGGAACCGGGACCATCCCCACCAGGTTCGGCGGCGTGCCGCTTTCTGGCTTCTTGTACTGGGCGGTCAGAACCTCTTTGAGGGCCTCGGGCTTGATCTGGGAGTTGTAGGAGACCGTGATCTCGCTGGGGTTGTAGAGGAACTGGAACATCTGCGCTTCGTCCGCTTTGGGGACCTTCCCGTCCCACTCGCGGCGCCACAGCCGTCCCCGACGCAGGATCTCCCCGCGGTCGTTGGCCTTGTCCCCGGCGAAAGACCGCTTGCGCTTCCACAGCTCGAAGTCGGGGTTGGTGTAGCGGCGGCGCAGAACCTGCGGCTTGGACTTGTCGTCCTTCTTGTCGTCAGGCTTCTTCTTGGCCTTCTCCGCCTCGCCTTGCCCCTTCATCTTCTCGATCTTCTTGCAGGTGGCGATGGCGCGAGGGTTCCCGGGGAACCGCTCCTCGCAGGACTTCTTGGGCGGCATGTCAAACTCCCCCGGCGATCGTTTCGTACAGGTGTTCTCGGTCCAGCAGCCGCCGCAGCTCGATGCTGGTGTTGCGCAGCTGGTCGCCGGTGGTGCCGTCGCCGCCCGGCAGGTCGGTGTCCACGAAGTTGTCGGCGAACCGGATCGCCACTTCGTCGGCGTGGTCACCGTCTCCGCCGTGGGAGAACAGCGACTGGCGGGCGATGGCCTCGCGGACCTTCTCAGCGGGTCGCACCGGCAGGATCGACTCGCCCTTATGGACCTGGGCGGTCTCGTCGGCGCGCACGTCGTAGGCACCATCGCGGTACCAGTTGTGCTGCCGCCAGAACTTCTGCGCGCCGAGCGGGTCCTTGTAACGGCCCTTGATGTACCGCAGCATCCACTTGAGCTGTGTGGACGGGTTGGTCTTCCAGTCCTTGCCGACGCTGGCCATCTTGTTGCCGGGCAGCGCTTGGGGCAGGCCGTAAGCGCCCGAGGACGGGTTCTGTGCTTTGGGGTTCCAGGACGACTCGTGCTGGATCAGCCAGTCCAGAGCTTCCCATTGGGCGCCTGAGCCCCAGCCGTGTTTGGAAGCCAGCCCCTTGGCCAGTTCCTTCAGGCACTTCTTGTCGTCGAGCTTGCATTGAGCATGGGCGTCGCCTCCTGTGCCTCCGCTGCTCTGCTGCCCGGACGCCGCGCCGCTGCCGTTCTCGCGGCCAGTCCCCGAGCCGTTGCTGTCGCTGCTGGCAAAGCCCGCTGTTCCGCCGTCTCCGGCCAGGGCCGCGGCCAACGACTCGACTTCCTCCACCGACCCGTACTTGTTGCCCATCGCATCAGAGCCGGTCGAGGTACCGTGGCTGTCGCCGGGGTTGGAGGGGTCCTGCTTCTTCTCCTTGCCACCGTCGCCCAGGGCCACGCCACCACCTGCGCCGTTGGGCATCACGACGGGGGCGTTGGGGTCGGACGGGCGGCCGGCCACCACCGAGATATGAACGTGGTCGTAGTGGTTCTGGGTGATGCTGCCGCGGTCGCCCATGCGGCGCCACTTCTTGTCGCCGCGGCTGATGTTGAAGATCCGCTGTTTCCAGATCACGTACTTGATGCCCAGTCGCGAGGCGTTGGCGATGGCGTAGGCGGCGGTCCGGTCGCCCAGGGCTTCTTCGCTCCCGGTGGAGCGCTTGCCGATCCGGGAGGTCATGAAGTCACACGCCATGCCCTTGCCGTGGTCCTGGGGGTCGCCGGGGCGAAGGCACCCCACCGACGGGAAGCCCTTGATGCGGGACTGGATGTCGGCCTTGGCGCTGCGCATGGTGGGGGTCAGGTCCAGGCCGCCCATCAGGCCGCCGACCGAGGGCCCGAACCCGCCCATCAGCAGTTTGCCGATCCCGGCGGCCCAGCCGCTCTTGCCGACCGAGTCCAGCACCGCACCGCCGCCCGAGGCCCCCACGATCTGCTTGATGATCGGCAGGTTGATGATGCCGCTCAATGCCTTCTCGAACTCGGCGGCCACCTCGGCGGCGCCCTTCACCGCGCTGGTGAAGTCCTCGTTGATGTCGGCCTGGCGGGACTGGCGCGTGGAGTTGAGCCGCTTGACCGCGCGCAGCCGGTCCTTGTCCATGCCCCACTCGGCGGCCTTCTCCTGGGCCTCGGCGTCATCCTCGCCCGCCTTCTTCAGCGTCTCTTTGAAGTCGCTGTCGGAGACGCCCTTGCGGCGGGCCTTGTTCATGGCCAGGCCGTACTCCTTGAGCATGTCGGGGTCGAACCCTGACTGGATCGCCTGGATGTAGCCGGTGCCGCCCTGGGAGTAGAGCGTCTCGGTGTCCTTGTCCGAGAGCGTCTTTTGGCCGATGCGGTTCATGATTCCGGCGTGGATGTCACCGGGTCCGAAGCTGGTTCCGTCGCCGGAGGGCGTCAGGCCCAGGTTCAGTCCGGTGAACGTCCCGGCGGAGGAGGCGAACTGGGCTTGGAACTTGGCGACCTGTTCGGCGGACCGTTCGGGCATGGCGTAGGAGATGCCCATGTAGTCGCTGTAGGCGGCGCGCGAGCGTGCGGTCGAGCCAGGCCCGTACCCGACGGGGCCGCCAGCGATGTCACGGCGGATCATCTCGCCGCGCAAAGTGTCGTTGACGTTGAACCCGACCGACGGGATCGCCTGTCCGTTGCGGCCGAAGATCTGGCGGCGCAGCTGGTCGCGGCCATCGGCGGCGTTGCCGTTCATCCCCATCGAGGCGCTGGACACATAGGCGTCGATGCTCAGCTGCTCGCCCATGTGCTGGTTGCCGTAGCCGATCATCGCGCTCAAGGCTTTGCCCGCGCCCAGGGGCAGGCTGCCGCTCATCTGCGACAGGAACCCGCCACCACCACCGCCGCCGCCGCCGCTGGGTGAGGGGGCCACGCCGCCGAACGCTCCTCCGCCACCGCCACCGCCACCGCCGGAGCTGGTGCCTCGGGCTCCGCTACCTGCCGCCCCTGGTCCCCGACGAGGGGCGGGACGTTGAGGCGTGCGATAGCTGGTGGAGGAGAACCGTGCTCCACCGCCGTTGGCGCGATTGGCCGAGTAGTTGGACCCGGCGTTCCAGCCGGGCGAACGGGTGGCGGTGTAGCCGATGCCGCCACCGGTCAGCCGGTTGGCCGCGGACTGGAGCTGCTCCCACCGCGAGATGGCCTTGTCCCAGGTCGCCGCCGCGCAGATCAGCCGTTCGGCGGTGCGCTCCAGGTCGTTGGCGCCGATGATGCGCTTGATGCGTGGTGGCATGGCTTACCCCCCGGCGCCCATCAGCTCGTACACACGTTCGCGGGCCAGCTGCTGGGCGAACGCGCGGGCGGCGGCCTGGGCGGACTCGGGGGTGACGGTGCCGCTCACGCGGAACACGACCGAGCCCTGCCCGAAGTGCAGCGCGAGCTTGCCGCCCCCACTGCCGGTCTGGGCAGGGCGGGTCTTGAACACCGACGCTTTGGCCAGCACTTCGCGGACCTGCTCGGCGACTTCCTTGGGCAGGACCATCTCGCCTTTGTGTAGGTCGGCGGTCTCGTCCTCGGTCTCCCACGCGCCGGTGGCGTAGGCGTTGCGCTTGGGGCGGCCGTTGGCGTCCAGGCCCGGGGGCTGGCTTCCCTTGTCGCCGCCGCCCAGCACCACGTACTCGGCGCGCACCAGGCCCTGGCCGGATGCCTTGGGGCGCTTGGGGTCCCAGAAGCCCTGGCCGAACTGCGCCATCATGTACGTGGAGATGTCGTATTCGCGGTCGGGGATGCCGGGGCCGCGGTCGCCGACCTCACCGATCTGGACCTTGCCCTTGTGCCGGAAGGCGACCTTCGTGCCGCACTTCAACGTGCGGTGGGCGATGTGGTTCTTCTTCATCCCCTTGCCGCACGCCGGTGCGCCGGTGTCGCCGTAGGAGGAGTCGGAGCCGGTGTCCCAGTAGGAGGCGACCTCGCCGGACTTGGCCTTGGACCAGTCGATCTTCCCGGTGTAGGACGACGAGCCGGAGTTGTTCTGGTCGGATGCGCCGTTGGACTCGGTCTGGCGTTCCTTGGTGGCCGAGTCCTCCCCCACGCCGACGTCCGCGCCCGACAGTGCCCCGGCGATGGCTTCGACTTCTTCGACCGAGCCGTACTTGTCGCCCATGTGGCCCATGGCCTGCCCGACGGACTGACCGCCGGCCTGGTCGGGTCCGCTCCCGCCCTGGGCTCCGCCGCCCTGGCCGTTGGCGGCGGCGTTGTCCGACAGCGAGCAGCCCAGGATGCGCTTGGCGCCCATGTCCCAGCGGGCCTTGGAGTATTTGGTGATCTTCACGCCGCCGGTCTGGTTGGAGCCGGTGTCGATGACCTGTCCGCCGCCGATGTACATGCCGACGTGTCCTGGTGGTGCGCCAAATCCTGTGCGCCGGTACAGCAGGTCGCCTGGTTGGAGCTTCTCGCCGGGCTTGACGCGGCGTCCGTCGTTGCGCCACTGGGTCTGGGTGGTGCGTGTGATCTTTTTCCCGGCGAGGGAGTACATCCACTGCACGAAGCTGGAGCAGTCGAACTTGCTGGTGTCGCCTTCGCGGGCGCCCAGCAGGTAGGGCGTGCCCAGCTTGGACTTGCCCGCTTTGATCATCGTTGCGACGGCTCCGGAGTCGGCTCCGTCGCACCCGCTGCCGCCGGGGGCCTTGTCGGTCTGCTTGCTCATCGGCTCGGGGCCCGCACCGCCCAGCAGGCCCTTGACTGCGTTCCACGCCCCCGGCAAGTTGCCCTGCTGCACCGAACTCATCGCCGACCCGACACCGGAGGCGATCTTCAGGCCCCCGGCGATCAGGCCGCCCTTGCCGACCGAGTCCAGCACGCTCGCGCCGCCGGATGCGGCGACCAGCTGCTTGATCCCCGGGAGGTTGATGATGTTGGTGAGGGCCTTTTCCAGCTCGGTCGCCGCGCCCGCTGCGGCCTCGACCGAGTCCATGTAGTCCTCGTTGATGTCGGCCGAGCGCGACATCTTGGTGCCCTTGAGGTCCTTGAGCTTCTGCACGCCCTGGGCGCCGACGTAGTCGCCGATCTTCTTCTTGGCCTCTTCGTCGCCGTCGGCGGCCTTCTGCGCCAGCCGGTCCCAGTCGCCGGCGTTGCCGCCGTCGGCCATGAACTTCTTCTGGCCCTGGAGGTTGGTGCGCATCGCTGAGACGGTCTCTTCGGACCATCCCGACTCGATGGCCTGGATGCGGCCGGTGCCGCCCTGGGCGAAGAACGTCTCGATGTCCTTGGCGGACATCTTGTTCAGGTTCAGCCCGGCGCGGTTGAGCAGCTGGTTGCTCATCTGCGACATCGACACGTTGCTGCCGCCGCCCGACAACCGGCCGCCCAGGTTCATGAAGGTGAACGTCGAGGACGGGCCTGCGAGCTGCTGCTGGACGCGTGCGGCCCCGGCTGCCCCGAGCGTGGGGTTGGTCAGGCCGATCTGGGTGAAGTCGACGTTGCCCGCGCGCTGGCGGGCGGTGGTGGCACCGGGGATCGGCAGGGTGCCCATGGTGCGGCGCATCTGAGCGGCGTTGGCCCAGTCGCGGACGTTGAAGGCGATGCCCGGGATGCCCTCCCCGTTACGCCCGAACTGCTGCCCGAGGAACTGCTTGCGGGCCTCGCGGGGGTCCATGGAGGTGCCCATCGACACCGAGGAGGCGACGGCGTCCATGGTGAGCTGGTCGGGCATCTGCCGTTTGCCGAAGTCCAGCCAGGAGCCCATCGCCTTGCCAGCCAAGCCCATCGCGCCGCCCTGGTCGTCGGCCTGGTCGGCGAGCATCGACAAGAACCCACCGCCCCCACCGATCCCGCCGCCGGTCCCGGCACCCATCGAGCCGCCCTGGCCACCGCCGGTGAACGCCGAGCCGCCCCCGTTAGGGGTACCGCCTCCGCCCGCACCGCCGACTCCACCGGCGCCCGAGCGGGCCAGCATGGAGGCGACCTGCATCGCCCCGCCGGGCCCCTGGCGGACCTGCCCGCCGTTGGGGCGTCCGCCCATCCAGTTGGACATCGAGTTCCAGCCGCCGTTACCCATGCGCCCCGATGCGCCAGGGCTGGCTGCGCCCTTGCTCTCCAGGAACCGGGCGAACCGGGAGATGGTGCGTTCCAGCGCATCGACGGCGCGTTGCAGCTGGTCCTCCCCAGAGGTGCCCGAAGACGGCGTCGGCGTGTCGGCCACGGGTCACTCCCTTTCGGTGCGGGCGATCACGAACGCCTTCCAGTGGTGGCGCTCGCGGACGGTCAGGTTCTTGATGTCGGCCAACGGCCAGGGCATGGCCGCGGCGATCAGCTCGTAGTCGGCGTAGGCGGCGCGGTAGTCACAGACCGAGAAACAGGTCGCTGACCGTGACGGGCAGCTCGACCTCCTCCCCGCACGCATCGTGCGTGAAGGACAGCTCGTCGTAGCGCGGGCCGGGACGGCGGTCGTTGAGGGCCTTGAGGATGGCGGCGCGGTCGGGCATCGACAGGCGCTCGCGGACCATCGCCGGGATGCCCGCGGCCTGGGTCTCGCTGCCGTCGGGCTCGGTGAAGGACTTGACGGTTCGTGACAGCAGCAGCGTGTTCTGCTCGGCCAGCGAGGCGTTGTTTCCCGACAGCTCCAGCAGCGCTTCCTGGTCCTCGCCGATCGGCAGGCGCACGTTGGCGACGCGGCCTCGCCGCAGCGGCACGGTGAAGTTGCGGTCCTCGGGCGTGTCCAGGTGGCGGGTGGGGATGTCGTCCAGGGTGAGTTCCAGGTCGACCTTGCCGTTGCAGTGCGGGCATTCGGCGGCCGGGAACTCCAGCTCGTTGCCGTAGGTGGCGCGGCGGATCTCCAGGATGAGCTGGTCGCGGTCTCCGATCAGCAGCTTGCGCAGCAGCTTGGGGGTGGCCTCCTGGTCGCCCAGGCGCTCGACCCCGCATTCCAGCAGCGTGGCCAGCATCCGCGCGCTGTTGCGGGACTGGCGGGCCTTGGCGATGCGTTCCTCGTGCTCGCCGGTCAGCTCCCGCACGGTCGCGTGGCGGACCAGCTGGCCCTCGCCGTCGAAGAAGCCGCCGACCAGGTCCACGTGCCCGGAGGTGTGGTGGGCTGGGATGTCAGGCATCGGGCTGCCTGCGGTGGCGGTGGCCAGGGCCTGGCCGATGGCGGCGTTGGCGGCCCCCGGGTTGTTCATCGGGTTGACCCATCCGTCCCCGAACGGGTCGGCGGTGACAGTTTCGGTCTCCATTGTTTCTCCCCCGTGTATTTGTTCAGTGCTGGTGCGCAAACCGCTTACGGAATTACCACTTCTTGGGCTCGGCGGTGCCGACCTTGTTTGCGATTCGGAACTCGAAACCTTCGTGCGCCAAGGTCATCTGCTGCACCAGAACCGCATTTGCCCCGGCGTCGAGATCCGAAAATGCCACGGCCGTGGGCCAAGCGTTGTAGACCATGAAGCTGGCCTTGATCGGAGCCTGCTTGACGGTGACCGGGTGATCGATGATGTCGATCTGCACGCGAGCACGGAATTCCGCACCGGGCTTACCGGGTCCGGTGCCCTGCAAAACAGTGAAAAGCTCGCGCGTCCACTCCATCATCGCCGAGTCGCCGACCGCCAATCCCTTGGACAGCGTGATCGGTGCAAAATCGGCCTGACCAGGCATCTTCTGCGTGGTCGTGTTCATCCCACCTTCACGGTAAGGAATCACTTCGGTCGTGATGTTCAATCCACTCACGGCCATGAAACCCATCTCCGGAAAACCGGCCTTGTGAATCTTCACACGGAACCGGAAATTGCGAAGAGGATCGGTTTCGATATGGGCGATGGACGCCTTCTGAGTGATAGGCATGTTAACTCCCCCGAGTGCCTATGATTAAAGGTCAGGATGCGACTTCGTTGACGTCGGCTCCGCCCTCGTACTGGCCGATCCGAATCACAATGAACTCGGCGGGCGACGCCAGGGCCAGGCCGATGTCGATATTCACGCGGCCCGCGTTGGCGACGGCGGGTGGGTTGTTCTCGGCGTCGCACCTGACGAAGTAGGACGTCTCGGCGGTGGAGCCCTTCAAAACGCCCATCTGCATGAGCGACATCAGGTACTGGTCCAACATCACCGACAGCTGCTCCCACAGCGCGGGACCGTTGGGCTCGAAGATCGCCCACCTGGTGCGGTTGATGAGCTGGCGGCGCAGCATGATCAGCGTGCGGCGCACGCTGATGTAGCGATCGGGGAAGCCGCCCTTCAGCGTCCTGGCGCCCATGACGCAGATCCCCGAGCCGGGCACGGGCCTGATGCAGTTGATGTGGTTGTCGTTGAGGGTGTCGGTGCTTTGGAGCGGGAAGCGGTACTGCACGTCGACTAGGCCGTTGAGCGCGGTGCGGATACCGGCCGGGGCCTTGTGCGGTCCGATCGCCGAGTCGGTCTTGTCGTAGACCCCCAGCACCGCGCCGCCCGGCGGCACCAGTCGCGACGCTCCGGGGATGGAGGAGGTGGGGTCGGCCATCCGCACCCACGGCACATAGGCCGCTCCGTAGCTGGAGTCGGCCAGTTTGCTGGAGTTGATCCAGTTGACGTACTCGCTGGTGGCCGCGGCCACGTCCTGGGACCCGTCGGCGATCATCGGCGGATCGACGACCAAGAACGCCGAGTTGTCCTGCGCCCACTTCAGCGCGCTGTTGAGGATCGCCGAGTCGTTGCAGTTGACGATGTTGACGTTCAGGCCGACCGACTCGGCCACGCCGGTCAGCGCCTCGACCGCGGCCATCAGGTCGGGGGCGGCGGTGCCATCGATTCCGCCCGCCAGCGGCACCGGATCGGTGGTGGCGGCCAACTCGTCCCACGGGGACTCGAACTTCTCGGTGGCGGTCAGGTGGGTGACCAGCACGTACGCCGACCCCGACACGGGGCTGTTGATGATGTTGGGCAGGTACCGCGAGTCCAGCGGGTTCATGCTGACGTCGGGGAAGGTCTCCAGGACCGTGCCCGGGGAGTCGTCGGACTGCCAGCCCTGCCGGACAACGAAGTCCACGCGGCCGTCCTTGCCGGCCTCGGCCACGGCGCTGGTGCGGGCGATGACCTCGATCGACAACGTGTTGCCGATGGCCCCCTTGGAACGGGCGGTGACGGTCAGGGTGTCGACCGGCGGGACCGGCGGACGAATCCAGTCGGCCGTGGCCTTGGCGTCGTCGGCGGTGACATCGGCGGCCAGGGGCGTGCCGGTGACGGTGACGATCGCCGGGTCGTCGTCGATGTCCTCCTCGACAGCGCCCGCATCCTCCTCGACCGAGGAGGATGCGGCGGCGGCCTTCTTGGACTTGACGGTCGGGGCCGGGGCGGCGGGTGCCGCCACGTTCCATGCCGACGGCGTGTCGGTCTTGTCGCGCAGCCCAGGAACCGGAGGCTTCACCTCGCCGGGGTCGCCCTGGTTGAGCAGGGTCGTCACGGCGGCAATCGCGTCGGCGGGCACCGCTCGGGAGATGTAGCACTGGCTGCCGCCGTTGGCGAAGAACGAGAACACCGCCGACCCGAGCAGCTGGTTGCCCCAGAAGCCCCCGTAGACGCGCTCGAACATCTGCCAGCTGGTGACGCGGCGTGGGTCGTCGGGGCCCTGCGGGTAGGGCGCGACGAACGCGGCGATCGAGTCGCCCAGCGGGTTAGCCGGTGGTTCGACCAGCGGGTCCAGGTTCTCTTCGACATAGACACCCGGCGTCAGATACGAGACTGCCATGAGATTCCTCATCACTTGATGGAGCGGGTACGGACGTGCTGCATCCGGTGGATACTCCGTCGTAAGTGATCAGGTAAGAGTCCAGTTCGGTTCCCGAACGCACCTCGCTGATGCGGGTGCAGATCTCCATGACGCGCCGGTAACGGTGCAGCGCAGATTCGACAAGTTCAGTCGAAACGCGGATTAGATATGTGGCGGTGAAAAGACGCTTCCCGTCCGCGTCGCGGTCGGTGGATAGTTCTGGGCCGCCGAGCAGGTCCAGGCGGCGCACGGTGCCGTCTTGGGGGATGGGCAGGGCCCCGAAGCGGGCGGGCAGCCGCTCAAACCGGGCCACCTGGCCGATCAGGTCCACGTGGTGCACGGCTTTACGCGACAGCACGGTGACCTGGTAGTCGATGTTGTAGGGGACGGGGATCTCGTTGGGCCCGAACGGCTCGTCCTCGGTCGCGGGCGCCTCGCCCTCGGGCAGGTACCCGAAGATCGTCAGGCCGCGGTGTTCGCGGTCGGGGTCACGCTCGACGCTGCGGTGGTCGATGATCACTGCGGGGAAGGTCAGGTCGCCCAGCTCGCTTTCGGGGAGCCGGAACCGCACCTGCACCGGACGGCCGTCAGGGGCGTTGACGTCGGTGACCTTCATTCCTTGGAGACGGCTTTTGAGCGCCCCGTCCTCGTTGAAAATCCAGGGCATCTATTCACCGCCTTCACCGAACGAAAGGCAGGCATACGCCATAACATCCTCCCGATCGGTATAGGCGTTAGTCTGCAATTTCAGAGTAGACGCCCGAGCCGCGCAGGTACTAAAACGCGTCTCGCTGTGAGGCGAAAGCGTTGCCTTCGGCCGATTCTCCGGTCTGGATTTCGGTAGCGGTGGCGGGCGGGTTGCTCTCGTGCCAGTCCATGCCGTCTTTGCAGATCGCTTCGTCTTCGACGGGGTCGCCGAAGGCTCCGCAGGTGCACCGCCACATCCACATGGGGACGGTCATCTCGTCCACGACGCCTTCGACCTGTCGCCTGACGCACTTGTGTTCCATGACGTGTCCCCCGCGTCACTTGTAGATGATCATGAAGTCGAAGCTGGCCGAGCCGATGCTGCACGTCTTGGCGTTGCCCGAGGAGATGTACCACTGCGGAATGATCTGGATGTTCCCGGCCTTGGGCACCCACTTGTAGGTGATGTTGGTGTGCGACCCGACTCGGCTGTAGACGGCCCCGGTGCCCGATCCGTGATCCAACTGCGGGGAGCGATACGCCAGGCCCACCACGCTGTTGTCGGTGTTGGTGTTGGTGGCGTTCAGTTTGAACTTGATCTGCAACGTTCCGGGTTGGGGAACAGCGATCGTCATGTGCGGGAACTCGGCCTGCGAGAAGTCCACCCACCTGCTGGTGACATTGAACTTGGGCTGCTTGGCGATGCCGTTGCCCACCCACCGGTCGTGGATCTTGCGGCGCTTGAGATCTCCCACGTCGGCGCTGAGCGGACCGACCAGGCTCTCAACCGCCAGCAGACGCTTGTCCAGGTCGCCGATCTCGGAGGCGACCTTCACCCACGCCCCGCTCACACGCTTGTAGATGCCTCGCGTGGAGGGAGAGGCGGTCACCCACAGGTCCCCGTCGTTGGCGGTGGTGGGCTCGGTGTCCTCGACGTGGATCTTGTACCCGAACCGCCGTTTGAACTCCTGCTCGGCCCACAGCTTGGTGCCGTGCGGGTCGTTGGCGGTGAGGTGATCGTTGAGTCCGTCGCCGGCAGCGTCGGCCTTGTTCTCGACCATCTCGATGTAGTCGTTGAGCGGCCTGGCCCACCCGTAGTCGCCTGGCTGAGGCAGCGGCATTGATCTATCCCCCCAAGGGTTCGGTGCCGCGTTGCGCCCATGCTGCGAACTGCTGGTCGTTGACCAGCTCGTCCGGCTTCACCATGGCGGCGTCTACAGAAACAATGATGTCTCGCGTCTGAACCTGACCCAAAACCGCGATGCTCAACACCCGGAACACCCTGTCGTCGTAGACGATCCGGTCCTTGAGGTAGCGGTGGTGGCGGATGTCCAGCCGGGTCAGTCCGGTGCGGGTGACTTGGTTGAAGGACGCGGTGACGTGGATGTTGTCAGAGTAGTAGCCGCCTTCGGGGCGGTCCTCTTGGCGGCCTTCCAACCGGACCACGTGCAGCACCGGCAGGTTAATCGGCGCGGCCCAGAGTCTGCCGCGGCCGTCGCCCTCGTCGTAGATGGCGTGGATGCCCGAGATCGGCTGCTCCAGGTAGCGATACCAATCGACCTGGTCGCCGTGGGAGTGCTGGAACCCGTGCAGCGCGCCGTGAATCTCGTTGGTCTCGTAGTCGGCGGTGAAGGCTCCGCCGCACTTCCAGTCGAGCCTGGCCATCAGAATCCCCAGGTGCCGGGCCAGTAGGGCGAGGGGATACCCGAGTCGTCCACGTCGCGGCCGTCGATGGTCGGCAGCATCCGGATCGGGCGGCCGGTGGCGTCGTACTCGCGGGCCTTGAACACCGGAACGAGACGGCCAGTGGTGTAACTGACGCGGCGCAAGGTGAGCTGCTCGATCGCGTACAACCCGACGTTCAGCAGCGCCGCCTGTTCCTTGTACTTGTCGGTCAGCAGGTCGATCTCCTGGCGGAGTTGCTGGAACCGCTGCGAGCGGGGCAGCATCGTGCCGTCGGCGGTGGAGACGTCGATGTCGGTGGAAGCGTCCACCGACAAGGCCCACAAAGCTTCGATGGTGGCCAGGTACACCAGCAGCTGGTGCTCCAGCTCGGGCAGCGCGTCCAGCGTCATGGGTGTCTCGACGTAGCGGATGAACCCGTTGGCGTCACGGACGCGCTTGACCACCGACCGGTTCAGCGTGTGCAACCGGCTGCTCTCCTCGATGAAGTAATCCAACTCCTCATCGGCGAACAAGCCGTGGTGCCAGCCCTCGGCGACAAGCATCGTGCCGGTCGGCAACGGGGCCTTCAAGAAGATCACGCCGTTGCGTGAGTCCAGGGTGTAGGCCCAGTACGGCAACGCCGACGCCGTTTGGCCGGTGATGGTGAACACGTGCAGCCTCTCGGGGCTGACGTTCTGGACGGGCAGGTCGAACCGGGTGGTGGTGTGGTCGCCGTGCGCGGAGAAGCGGAAGAACTCCCCTTGGTCGCCCAGGTGAAGCCGGACTCTGTCGCGGATGCGCAGGGCCGCCAGGCGCATGACCTTCCACCGTGACCGGGCAGCGCGGAAACGGCGTGTGCGGGTCGACCACGCGGCACCCACCGTCAGCTTGGACGAACCCACCGACCACGCGGCGGTAGCGCTGATCATTGATCCCCCTACGGCAGTCCCGTGTTGATGTAGTCCGGGGACTCCCGCTGGGCGGGGTCAAGCTCCTGGTGCCGCCGCCAGGTGATCAGCGGCAGATCGTCTTCCATGACGACGTGGCGCTGCCACGTCAGCAAGACCATGTCCGGGTTGAGCTGGAATTCCTCTGTGTTCCAAGCGTAGATCCAGCACCGGTGCTCGCGGTAAGCGGTGTTCCACCGCATGCTTTGGCCGACAGCGTCGAATCCGGCGCTCTGCCATGATGACCCGACCGCCAGATGCTGGCGGTCGGCGACCCGCCAGCCCAAGGTCTGCGTCAGGTTCCCGGCTCGGACGTGGGTGGCCCACCGCACCGCCACCGCCAGGGTCAGGCGCTGGTCCACATGCCAGGCGACCTCGACCAGGCGGCCGGTGAACACCCACGCCATCCCCACCGCGACGTGCGCGCGGTGGGCAAGCTGCCAGCCGCTTCCACAGGCGCGCACGTCGCGGTGGTCGAGCCGCCATGCCGAACTGGCTTGGACGGCGTCGCCTGTGTGAACCCGCCACGCCAACGCCACCGGCCGCCTGGGGCGGATGTTCGCGGTCCACGCGACACCGACCGTCAGACGGTTGCGCTGCGCGACGCTCCAGCCCATCACGAGATGGGCGGGTTCGGCGGCGATCCGCCAGCCGATACCGGCGATGACCTGTAGCCGACGGCGGATGCGCCAAGCAGTGTCGGCGGTCTTCCAGTACGTGTCGGTGACACCCCAACTCGACGATGCCGCGGTGGACGTGCGTCGTCGAACATGCCAGCGCATCCGGACCTTGCGTTCCCGCTGCACGTCGGGTTCGTCCACCGCCCAGCCCATGCCGATCAGCAGGCGAGGCCGGGCATCCGCACGCCAGGACAACTCGCCCGTTCGGTCACGGCGGCTTCGGCTGCGCCACGCAAGGTCGGCGGCCAAGTGGGCGCGCACGTTCAAGCGCCACGCCAGGTCGGCAGCGCGACGGTCGGTCAGCAGGCTCGCCCAGCTCGACGGCCAAGCCGACGACACCCGGGCACGTGCCCTCCACGCCAGGGCAGCAGATCCTCGGCCGCCTGCTCCCACCATCCACGACGCCGCTCGGCTTATGGCCCCGCGCTGCCTCAAGGCCCATGCCGAGCTGCCGGCGACCGCTGGCCGCGCACGAAGACGCCACGCTATGCCTGCCGCCACGGCCGATCGTTCCCGTGCTGGCCAGCTCGCCCCGGCGGCCAGAGTCTGCCGCTGCCGGGTTTTCCACGAGGCTCGCGCCGATGTCCCGTAGGTCTGGGAGATCTGCCAGCTCGCGGCGGCAGCCATAGTCTGGCGACTCTTGGTGTTCCAGGACGCCGGGACGCGCAGGCTCTTGAGCACCCACGGACCGCCGCAGTAGACCAACGTGCCGCGCACCCACTGGCCGCCGTTGGCTCCCGGGCCCAGCGACGCCGTGGGCATCAACGACCGCAAAACCCACCGGCCGTCGGTACCGACGTAGCAGTCACCCGCGGTGTAGTGACAACCCACGACGCTGTTGACGTTGCGTTCCGGGCGGAAACGCGGGTCCTCGATCGTCAGCATGACCGAGTCGGGCAGGTGTCCGGTGGAGGTAGCGGTGATGACGCTGCCGGTCCGCTTGGCCACCAGGTGAACCATGACCAGCGCCCCGATGCGCCGGGCCGTCACCGTATTCCCGCCGACGCTGGTCGCCTCCCATCCTTCCCCGTAGGTGACCTTGGGCGCTTCCCACCCGGTGTCCAGCAACCGGTTCTGCGCGTAGGCGAGGCGCTCGTCCAGTCTGACGACTTCGGCGAGCAGTTCGGCGAATTCCTCCTGCTGGGATGCCTCCACGTCAGCTCCAGTCGTAGGGCTGCCCGGGGCACACCACCTGCGCGCGAATCCAGGTGGACACTCCCGTGCCGGAAGCACCGAGTTTGGCGGTGGCTACGTAGGACCGGATCTTCCACTTGCCGTCCTGCATCAGCTCCCCTTCGCCCCAGGCGTAGGTGGAGCCGAAGAAGTGGCTCCAGTCGACCGCTGGCCGAAACCGCGGGTCGGTGATCGTCAGAACGATGGTGTCGGTGATGTTGCCGAAAGCGTTGCCGGTCAGGGTGGCTCCGGTTCGGTCAGCTCCCAGCCGCACGGTGATCAGGTCGCCGACGCGGCGGGCACGCAGCGCGTTGGACCCCAGGCTGGACGCCTTCCACCCGGCCTCCCAGGTGACAGGCAGGGCCACCCACCCCGTGTCGCGGTCCCGGGCACGGGCGGCTCGGGCTGCACGAGGAAGGGTGATTCCGCTGCCTTGTTCTTCCACGCCGGTGACGGCGGCTTCCTCCAGCTCCGTGCAGGTCTTCTCCAGGCCGTCGAGCACGCGGTTGAGGGAGTCCAGCTGCGGATCGCTCACAATCCCTCCCCCGCGAAGACGGTCGTGAACGTGTGGTTCTCGTCTTTGACGAAGGTGCCGTTGGGGTACAGGCACCGCAGCATCAGGTAGGTCTTGTCGCTGGTGTCGTCCTCTTTGGCCAGCTCGACGTACCCGGCCCGGTAGCTGGTGGCGGTGCTCTGAGCCAGCGCGCGGCGCTCGGCGGGCATCATGACCGGGTCGTTGAAGGTGGCCATCTTCAGGTCGGGCACCCGGCCGTCGGCGCCGGCGACGATGTCGGCACCGGTGCGCGCCTGCTGGAACAACGTGAACACCCATGGTCCGACCTGCCGAAGCTCACCGGTGGAGTACTTCCACCCGGCGACGCTGGCCGCGCCCACGATCCTCCGCCACCCCGAGTCGGGCAGCTGCTCCTCGGCGTAGGCGATGTAGGGGTCCAGGTCGGCGACGCGCTCGCGCAGAGCGGCGACCCTTTGCCGGGCCGCCGCCAGCTGCTGCTCAACATCGTCTGCCATGGCACATCAGCTCAGGCGCCGGTGTCCCACTCGACCTCAAGGGTGATCTCGTCGTTGTCGACGGCCGGACCGCCCTGCGGCTCGCGCTTGAACCAGATCGCCTTCACCTGACCGGCCGCGATCTCGCCCAAATCGACGGTGTCGGGCGAGGCGGTGCCGGTCGGCTGGGCTTCCACCCACGTCACACCCGCGGGCTCGTCGGTCTCAGTCGCGATCTCCAGCGCCTGCTTGTTGGCCGCACCGGCCTCCGACGCCGCGGTGGGGTCAGCTCCGACCCAGACCTTGGTGGTGTCGCTGCTGTCCTTGATCACACGAGCGGTGATCAGCTTCATCGGCAGCGAGGCGTGGGTGTTGTGGACGAAGACGCACCGGTAGTCGATGGTCTTGTCCTTGTTCTCCTTGCCGCTGATGTCGTCGAAGAGATTGTTGAGCTTGGTCGCGCCGTCCAGCTCGGTGGCCGAGACGAAGCCGCCCAGCGAACCGTCGGCGGGGTCGGTCGGCTTGGGCTGCGGGTCGCCAGCCTTCGTCTTCACCGACAGCTTGATCTTGACGTCCTTGGCTTCCACTGGCATGAGAGACTCCCCCGTCTCAGATGATCGTTCTGGTGAGGCGGTCGGGAGCGAATCTCACGACTTGCCCCTTGAGGGCCTGGACCTCCTGGTCCAGCTCCCACCACATGACAAAGGTCCCGGCGGTCGATGCGCCGTCGGTGACCAGGGCGGCGTGCGTGACCGGCTCGGTCATGTCGTCGCCGAACGGACCGAACTCCACGGCCCCGTCGTTGCTGGCAGAGGCAGGCATCGTGTCGGGCATCCGCCAGGTCCCGACCGGCGCGCGAACGTAGCCGACCGTTTCCAGCTCGGCCAGGTTCGCCATGGTCGCTTCGGGCGGCGGGGCTGCGGTCAACAGCGCCAGGTACCGCTCGGGCGGCAGCTCCGGCGGCTTACCGCCCGAGTCGGGAATGCCCAACAGGAACCGCAGCGCCAGCTGACCGCCCTCCTTGGACAGCTCCCCGGACATCACTTACCACCCTTGCTCTTGGCGGAGCCGGTCGTGCAGACCTCGCTGAAGGTCGGCAGGCTCATCGCCACGGCACGGTCGGGACCGATCGGACGCTTGATGTCGATGACCACGGTGTCGTCGGTCCCGTTGTGGCCGATGCCTGGAGTCCCGGGCGGGTACACCGCGCGCACCGTTCCCTTGGTGCCAGCGGGCACGCGCCCGAGACCTTCCCCGTACTCGACCGCGAAGGTGACCGCGTCACCCGGCTTCGGCTTAGTGGTAGACATAGCCCTTTTCGTCCAGGTGCTTGTACAGCGGAGTCGGGACCCGGTAGGTGATACCGGGCTCGAAGTCGAAGACGTCGTGCGGACTGCCGAAGGTCATCTGCTCGACCTTCTCGTTGACGCGCATGGTGCGGGTCGGCTTCTCCAGCTCGGGCGCCGGTTCGACCTCGATGGGTTCGGGGTGGTCGTCGGTCAGGTCGACCAGCTTCGGCTCGGCCTCGGCTGCGTCGATCAGGGCGACTTCCTTGGCGCGCTCAGCCTGCTCGTCGGCGTGCTGCTTGGCGAGCTTCTCCTTGCGGACGCCGGTGAGGTCACCGGCGCGCTTGCTGGATGCACGTGGAGCCATGGGTTTTCTCCTTGAGAGTCACAAAATTGTCAGGCAGAAACGTCTTGACTTGATATCACTGGAGCGGATCAATTGGTCTCGGCGATGACCACAGAAATGTCAGTGATCAAGCCAAGCCCCCAAATCGCATACCAGCAAAGCGCGTGCTCGCGGCCGAAGTCGAGAATGCCGCCGTCGCGCAGTTCGACCGGCAGAGAGATGGCATGACCAGCCGCGTTATCGCCAATGACGATGGACTGGTAGACGTCCTTGCCAGCGGCGTTCTTGATGCGCTTGCACTGGGTCGTAGAAATGAACACCACGTCATGGAGACGGCCAATCTCGCCGATCATGAAGTTCCCCGGACTGGCATACTTGGTGATCTCGATGAATTCGGGGTCATCGCGAAGCTTGCGCGCTTGGTGCGGGTGCACGAACTGCACGTAGGTCTCGCCGAGCCTCGGGACGTTCTTGCTTTCGAGGGTCTCGACGCAGTCCTTCACGGTGTGCGAGGTGAGGTGGAAGTCGCCCGTCAGCGCGTCGCGGCTCGCGGCCGGCTTACCGGGGTCGTAAGGAGACAGGTTCGTGATCGTCTGACTGGCCTTGTACTTATCACGACCATACAGAACAGACGACGCCTGAAGCAGGGTGTCGCGCGCACTCTCGTCCAGGTACATGGCCATATTCCGGCCCAGCAGACGCGAGCCCGACGCCATTACGTCGTCGAAGCTGGCATTGAGCAGGAGTTCCGAGACAGCAATGGCGTAGCCATGCTCAGCGACCGTGATCGAGAACTGCGTCGCAGTGAGGGCGTTCGTCTGCATGCGGACGCCTTCAACGAGCTGCGTAGCCTTCCCCAAATTGTTGTACCTGGTGAAATTGATACTGAGTCCGGGCTGCACGCCCAGCTCAGTCTTCTTCACCATGAACTGCTCGAAACGCAAGATCGGCATCGCCTGGAAAAGAATTTCCTTGCTCCAGATCGTCTGGATCACAGGCGAAAGTCGGGAGGAGTCAGCTCCCGAGTAGACAGTGGGCGACGCCGACAGGAACGGCGTACCGGTGATAGCACTGGGCACTGGTGTTTCCTCTCACGAAATTCTGGTGCTCGGACTTAACGGCCGAACATCCCCTGATTTACTCCACCGGCGGCGGAGGGGAGGACCTTTTCGCGGAGTGCTGCCCAGTCGGCCATCGACATGGCCTTCAGTTCATCGGATGAAATCGTCTTGTGGCCCGAGTCGGTGTCCATAGGTCCGGAGACGGCGTATCCGGCGGTGGAGACGCCGCGCATCTGCGCGGCAGAGTTTGCCCGCGCACTAGCTACGTTTTCGAGAATAGCCTGGGTTTTGGCGCGGAGCGTAGAAATGGATTGCTCAACCTCTTCCTGGGTGTTACCCGTCACCAGGTCCAGGAGTTCGGGAGCAATGGTTTCGTTCTGGCGCTCTTCGGCGACCCGGCTGTTGATGTAAGCCTGGAGCTGCGCGAATTCGCGCTCCTTGGCGATGATGGCGCGTTCGGCCTCGCGTTCGGCGTCGACCTTGGCCTGCCAATCCTTGAACTCCTGGTCACGCTTGGCCAGAAGTTCGCGCAGGGAAAGCTCTTCCTCTTCCTGCGCACGGCGCTGCGCCTCCGCGGCCTCGCGCGCTTCCTGCTCCGCCTTGAGCCGGGCATCACGGTCCGCCTTCAGCTCTCGCGTGGTCTCCTTGAGCTTGGACAGCTCCCCGTAGAGCTTGTCCTTCTCCTCCTTGCGGGCGCGCTCGATGTCGGCCTGCGTGAAGTAGGTGGTCTGCGGTGCTGGGGGCTGCGCGGGCGGCTGAGTGGGCACGGGCGGCTGTTCCGGGGCCGTGCCATTGCCCAGCTGCGCCGGAGACGGAGCATTGGTCGGCTGCTCCGGGGACGGGACGTTAGTCGACTCCGGTGTGGGCGGCGTTCCCTGCTGATTTACGAACATGGTTCATCCCCCGATGAATGTCAGGCTGAGTTGTTGTTCGGTGCCCGGCGCTGGGCCAGCTTTGTGCCATACGCCTGGGTCAGTAGCTCAGGTGCTAGGTTCTGGACCTCGGCTGAGTCGAGGCCCATCATTGGATTGGTTTGCGGTTGCGGTGATTCGCCTTCGCCGGCGGGCGGTGGGCCCATGACCGGCTCGGCTCCGCCGTCGGGTGTCGGCATGACTCCGGTGATGGCGGCGATGGCCTGCTGGACCTGAACACGGACTAGGTCGACGGCGCCTTGCTTTTTGGCCTCGTCGATCAGCTCGTCGTTGATCTCGGCCATCTTTTCGTCTGGGAACTCGCTGCCCAAGTCGCGCAGAGCGCCGACCTTGGATTCCAAGCCCAAAGCGAGCTTGGCCTGGATCTCGTTGAGCTTCACCAGGACGTCTACTGGGAGCGGGGCCGACCAGACGCACTTGACGTCGTAGACGGCGGGGTCGTTCGGGTCGATGACGAGCGCCTGGCCCTCGGTGAGAAGACCGTCGGATTCAGGGTTGTAGGCCAGCGTCTCCGGCTCGTGCAGGAACAGGGTGCGCAGGGCCAGCTCGTTGATCCTGCGGAGCCCCACGGTGTACTGAAGGCGCTTGAGATCCATCTTCTGGATCATGGGCTGGTACTGGATGCTCAGAGCGACGCCCGAGGTGTTGCTGATGGGCTGCATCTGCCCCAGTGCCGACTCCGGCACGCCGGTCATCTCATGCATGCTCCGCTTGAGCATGTCCAGGTACGCCAGGGCGTGCGGCAACGCGTTGGTGCCGCCCTCCAAATTGAAGACATTGGCGTCCTTGGGCAGGCCACCCCAAACCTTCTTGGGGCCCTTCTCAAGGTTGCTCGCCTTCGCACCGGTGATGATGGTGACCGGGCTGGCGTGGTAATTGATGATGTCGCTGATGTTCGTGGCTTTTTCGTTGTACTCACGATTCAGCGGAATGATGTCATGGATATCCGACAGTCCCCAAGGGGAACCGGCGACAGGAATGTTGGGGATGTGCACGATCGGGACCTGACCCAGCGGATTGGGCCGGGAGTCGATCAGCTCATCGTTGACGTATTCCTCAATGCGGTCGTCGGTCAGGATCTCGGTGTAAGTGAAGACCTGCCGAGTTCCCTCTAGAGTGGTGCCCCAGAATCTGTACTTCAGTTTAAATCTCAGAAGTCTTTCGCGATCATGCGGATGCCATTCTGGAAAACAGAAGGAACTGTTGAGCGGCAAGATCCGAACGCGGCCCGGATGCGGGTTTCCGGCGGCGTCCTCGAACGGCGGCTCGTAGGCCACCTTGACGAACGAGTCGCCCGACACCGAGCCGTGGTTGCCCACGCTCCACAACGTCTGGGCCTTGTCGTTGTCGACCTCCCAGATGCGCTGGAGCAGCGCTGGGATGATGTGCTGGAACGCCGGGGCGCTCTCGAAGTGCACGCCGCGGGAGAAGGTGAAGTTGTTGGCGTAGTCAGCAAACGCGCGGGCGTAGTTGAACGTGATCTGCGGCTCGCCGAATTCACGCCGGTAGGCCCAGTGGTGCCCCAGATAGAAGGCCCAGCTTGTCGCATAGCGGTTCAAGCGGGTCTTCGAGGGCCGTGTACCTCGAACTCTTCGTCAGCGAGGTAAAAGCTCCACTAGCCCGAGCGGCGAGATGGCGATGGTCAGGTCTGAACCGGCGGCTCGCGCGCTGGGTGGAAGGAAGCTAATGGCCATGTGGCATCACCCCCTCTCCCGAGAGGGCGCCGCAGCGCGCGTGGTCAGCATGGCGGCGGTCAGTCCTGGACTTCGGCCGGGTTCTGGCGGGTGTAGTGGCTGCCCGAGCGGGCGACCTGCTCGTACTTGATCTCCGCGTAGTCGTTCATGGCGCCGTGGCCGAATTCGCTGAGGAAGGTTGGGGCTTCGGGCCAGGCCGCGCTGCCGACGTGGGCGCGCTGGCGCATGGTCTCGCCGGGCTCCTTGGTGAAGACGTTCTTGTTGTGGTTGCTGCGGCCCGGCGCGGTCTCGTAGCCCTGCATGACGCCGACGCCGAAGTCCGAGGGGATGTCGGAGTCGCTGGCCAGCCCCTCCTCGAAGCGGAGGGGGCCACGGCCGCCCACTCTGTTGGGAGCGGTGGTGCGCTCGTAGACGGTCGGGACCTTCTCGGGGAAGCGCGCGACGGGAGCCAGCGGGCTGCGGTCTTCGGCCATGATGTGCCTGCCTTTACGTTGGAACGTTCCAGTTCGACGCTAAAGATCGGCGACACAGGTTTTGTAAAGACAGTTACTCAGCGCTGACTCGGGACTACGCTGCGGCGCATGGATATGGACGCGTATCGGCAGCTGAAAGAGCTGTACGCGCAAGTGCCGAAGATGAAGGACTGCAAGCGCCTGTGTCAGGCGTCGTGTGTGTCGGCGCTGGACATGTCTCGGCTGGAGCGTGAGTTGCTGGAGGCGCGTGGTATTCAGTTCCCGCCGTACGTTGGGTCGGCGCTGCGTTTCCTGTGCCCGGCGCTGAACCAGCAGGGTGCATGTACAGCTCGTCGGGCGCGGCCAACGATCTGCCGACTGTGGGGGGCCAGCAAGATCCCGACGTTGCGTTGCCCGCACGGCTGCGAGCCAGAGCGGTGGCTGTCCCCCGAGGAGGTTATGGAGCTGCTGTTCAGGTCGTATGAGATCGGGGGCCACAAAGTCACCGACGGCCTGTCCGCCGCGGAGATGATGCGCCGGGCCAAGTCCGATCCCAATGTGTGGGCGGAGGTCTTGGCCTACTTCATGGGCGGCGAACAGGTGGGTGACGACCCACAGGTGGAGCAGATATTGCAGAACCACTATGCAGGCCGCCCGGCCCAGTTGCATCACTGCGACGACGAACTGCTGGGTGAGATCCGGCGGGCGCGGCGCTGATCAGGCCGCGTTATAGAAGGGCGCGTTCGACACCTGGACCTCTGGCATGGCGTCCTCCTGGGTGAGGATGCACGCCAGTGCGAGGCTGTCCGGGTAGTCATCGTGGGCGTCTGCTTCGTCCGGCGCCTCGACCAGCATGTGAGGCCCGACGAAGACCTTCTCCACGTCGGTCATCTGCTGATAGAACCGGCGCCACGTCTTGAGGCGCCGGGTCTTGGCGTGGGCGGGCCAGGAGATCATGCCCTTCTCCAACAGTGTGGCCAGGTGCTTCCACCTTTTGGACTGTTCGGGCCGCGAGCTGGTGATGTCGATGACCTCGATGTGGGGCATTAGGACGCGTAGCCGGTCGGCGACCACGTCACCGAGTCCTCCGGCGTCGATGCCAAGCTTGTACAGCCGGTAGTTCGACAGGAACTCCACGATCCGGAAGTACTGCTCCTCCCACTTCAAGCCGGTCAAGTCCAACCAGTTGAGGATGCGCGTGTCGTAGTAGCCGAATTCGTCGGGGTGGTCCCAGTCGACCCAGCAGACCGTGAGCACGGTGCTGTCTTCCTTGCGAGCGACGTCCAGGCCGGCAACGCACGGCGAGGCGTGCCAGGCGTGGACGACCTGCATGCTTTTGTCGCCCAGTTCGTCCAGGCGCTCGGAGGTGACGAACTGGCCTTTCTCCAGGAGCCACTTGAGTTCGTAGGACATCTTGAACTCGTCGGAGTCCGTGCCGAGCCGGAGCATCTCGCGCTTGACGAACTTCTCGTAGTTCGGGTTACTCTTGGCCGCCTCCTTCCAGTTCGCCTCGAAGTGCAGCTGCTTGGAGCCGCGCTTGGTCTCCTGGCGCTTCCCATGCTGGATGATCTTGTAGAAAACGCCCTTGGTGTAGCCAGGCGTACCAATCATGATCATCGAGGCGTTGGTGCTCGCGCCCATGGGCGCGACCGACTTGTTGATGATTTTCTCGTCGGCGTCCTGGCACTCGTCCACGATGATGAGGTGGTAGGTGCGCCCCTCGATTTTCGCCCGGGGATGGCAGGTCTGGCGGCGGATGAGTGAGCCGCTCTTTCTGAGGTGGACGGTGCGGCCCCGCTGGACGACCTGCTCGTCAATCTCCGGGTCAGCGCATACCGCTTCGGCACGTTCGGAAGTGAGGCGGTCCACTAGGCGGCCGTACAGAATGTCGGACTGCTCATCTGTGGGCGCGAAGGCTCCGACCCAGAACCCTTCAGCGAATTTTCCCAGAAGGTCGGGATAGACCTTGGCGAGGCGCGGCAAGATGATGAGGCACGCGGCCACGACATTTGCCACCGTCTCCGACTTGCCGGACTGGCGACTGAAAAGCGCGGTTGTGGTCTGGCCGTCATTGAGCAGAATCGACTCAATGACCCGGTACGCGAAGACGCGCTGGTACGGGTAGAGCGGGTGGCCGGACAGCTCATCGACCAGCAGCAGGATCTTCTCGACCAGCTCGGCGACGAACTGCTGGGACAACGGGTCGATCTCGACCTCGATGTCTTCGCGGGCCTGCCGTTCTTCTTCGGTCTCGTCAGTCTCTTCGATGAAGTCTTCGGGCGCAGCCGCCGACAT